TTATCTTCTCTAATTGCAGCTAAAAATGTCATTTTTTTATACCTCCTTAATATCCTATTGCAAGCCAATTAACTGTGATAGGGTTATTATTATCAGTTCTTCTAGCGTAAAGATCAAAATTAGATATCGTGCTCCCAGACACTGTAGCATCCACCATAAGAGGGAGATAAGTTCTTGGAGTGCATACTATTGATTGGCAATACGTAGGGAATGTTATAGGGAAATTAACTGTTGTAGAAACTGCCCCACCAACTGTAGTTGGAGTTAAACTTGTAGAACCCCATTGTATTATTAGACCATTTGGCAACTTTTGGTACCCATTAGATGATTTGTTTGCCACAAAATCATCTGTGAGATTTATTATTGTTCTCCAAGGTGTCCAAATATTAGCGTGCTTTGTTCTAGTATACACTCTACCACTATCAGTTAGAGTAATTCTTTGCATTGTGCTTTCGGCAGCTCCAGCTATCACTCTTCTTTGAACCTCTAGTATGCCATACATAGTAACTGCGGGAGCATTAGTGAAAGATGCTCCGGATAATCCATAAACACCAGTACTAGCAAAGTTATTTAGGTCTGTCGCTCCGGGTATTGAATATAGGGGTAACCCATCTTTGTCTGTTAGGGAATAACTCTGAAAATTACTATTGGTATCAATAGATTCTACCCAACTGGACCAAGTAACTGTACCAGAATGATAACTTCTTATATACTTACACCCACCATTGGAACCTATATAGTCTTGGTCATAGGTAAACTCTTGTATGATTCTACCTGTATTTAGCTTTTTGACCTCTAATATACCTCTAGCTGAAGTTCCCTGTCTTGGGTTATTATCACAAGTTCCATCTATAGTGTATACTCCAGGAGCTAACATGGTATTAAAGTTAGAGGTTCCTAAATATGATTTACCCGTACCATCTGAGTTAGTTATTTGGTAACGTTGTAGATTTCCCCAGCTAGACCAGGTAGATCCTGATTTTGCTCTATTAAGGATATCTCCACCATCAAAGTATATAGTCTGTGCTAATCCTGTACTTGTTCCATATACAACTTCTAAGGTACCATATATAGCAGAAGTAGGACCATTGGTATAACTAGTACCCTGTAACCTGTAAAAACCTGGACTTACTATAGCATTTAAATCAGTGGTTAATGGGTCCTTAGCTGCTCCATTAGACTGGGTTAATGCATAAGCTTGATTTGACAAGCTAGCATCTAATGTTACTGTAGTGGTAATTCCAGTCTCAGAGGTAATTATGGATATTTCCCAACCAAGGTCCCATCCGGTTTGGTTAGAAAAAGCTGCTAATACTTCGGATATTAATAGCTTAGGGTAATTCCAAGTTGTGGATAGAGTACCCAATAAAATACAACAGTTAGTGCCATCATGAGCAAAACGTACTTGAGTAAAGGGAGCTTCTTTATTTAGTACCGCAGAGCAACCTTGCCAAGTAGGTGAGGCAGTATTATAATTGTAACCCCCAGTTCTCAATTCCCAAGCTCCCCAGCCAATACCACTATGGGTGTGACCTTTAATTACCAGGTCAAGCATTGTATTAGACCAGGATTTGGGAAGTTTAATTTTTAGAGTTCCCGTAATAGCTGAGGTATTATTATTATAGTTTGCTACATCTCTATAATGTACACCAGCACTGTTACCACCAGCTATGAGTGGTAAGTCTGTAGTCTTAGGAAAGTATAGAGCATCTGTATAGCTCTTAGCCATTATAGTATCCCAAGATCCCCATCCTGAGGAATTTTTAACTCTAGTTGTGGGATAGCCATTTCGAGGATAAAAAATCTGTCTTATATTAGTTGATGTATCCTCGGGCATTACATGAAGGATACCATACATTCCCCCTCCAGGGCCATTTGTTGGGGTAGCTTGTAGGAAAGTGTAAAACCCAGCACTAGTATAGGTATTCAAGTCCTTTGAGGTAGCTGATAAGCCAGTTCCATTGGTATTAACTAAATGATACATTTCTCCACCAGCTATTCTCCAAGCAGTCCATTCCCCTGTTAGACCCCTGGACCTTATAGCCGTTCTTGCTACTCCACTTGCATCGTCAAAAGAAGTTGCTATTTGAACACAACTATTAACTGCACTACCCATAACTACCATGTAGGAGTTACCAAAAGCCTCATCGGGTAAATTACCACAAGTTGGAGTTACTTGATATATTCCAGTACTTATTACAGTGTTTAGATCAGTGGAGTTAAGAACATTAGCTGCTCCCATATCACCTATATCACTTTGACTTAAAGACCTTTTCCAACTATTCCAAACTCCATTAACTAAGGTTCTAGTGTACATAATCCCCGTAACATATTCAGTAGCTATTTGAGTACAGTATTGTGTTGCGTCATGTTGTATGACCATTACATACCACCACACACCAGTACTATATCCAGGCTTAGCCTCTGGAGAATTTGCAAGTGCTTGACCTCTATAAAAACCAGTAGTCTTGTAGTTATTCCAATCAGTTACAGCTTGTTTTGCTGTGCCTCCAAGTCCATAGTTACCAGGTGCGTAGATATTGTCTGCATAGTTCTTATTCAATACTCTTTCCCAAGGTGTCCAAACAGGAGATCCTGGAACTGTGGTTGTTAGCTTTCTAACCCACATCAAGTTTCCAGTTGTGTTTGTCATATCAAAAGCCAACTGGGTCACATACTTAGAATCTCCTGATATTACTGTTAGTATACTACACCAGCCTGTTCCAATTTCTGTAGGCCCATTAATAGGACTATTCACATCGAACCAACCATTGGTGTAGACTAAGGTATTTAAGTCGTAACCTGTAGCTAGTCTCTTACCTTGAGCTCCCAATCCATATCCTGTAGGGGCTTTCCCATCAAGAGCAGTTTGTAACCCATCCACATTATCAATAATATGGTTATGGGAATCATCTACTACATCTACGTTTATTGTAGCTGTACCCTCTGACCCATTCACACTTACGCTTCCAAGAGCATCTCCAGCTAATTGTATTTTTGTAGGGGTTTTCCACCTAGTTGCTGTATCAGCATTTCCCCCTAGATCAGCTATGATAGTTGGCCCCAGCTTTGTAGTTATCTCATGTCCAACTATTTTATTTGCATCTATAGTGGTTCCATCATCAAAGGTTGTAACTCCTGAAAGAGTTTCTGCCACATATATACTATTTAGGTTTATTATCTGTATATGGGGATTAATTATGGTAGCAGATGTAGCTGAACCATTATCATCATACATTTCTATATAACCATCTCCATAAGAGTTAATTACTGCCCTTATTTTAAAATTACTATAGGAGGTATTAGCTAATTGAATGATATTTGCCTTTTGTGAGTGAGAGGTGGTTATTAAAAAAGTAGCACTATATACTACACTACCCCTGGTACCTGAAACATGCAATATAAATGAATGTCCCAATATATTATTTGGGGATACCATACTTACTATTCTAGACCAAGTAGCACCTCTAACATCTCCAACAAAGCTAATAGATTTAGCATGATTATTATGGGGTGAGCCTGCATCTATATGAGCTTTTGCCTCAGTAAGAGTTGTTGGGGGATTATTATACCAGTTAGCTCCACCTACAATTTTTTTTAGCATATTCCCTAATTGGCCAAATAAAGCCGTTATACTATCAGCAGCCCCTGAAGTCTGGGGAGTAGCATCGTTTATAGTTCTAACCCCTATCATTCCATCACTAACTGCAGCACCCCCTATGGATAGAGTATCTCCTGACTTAACTAATCCTCCTCCAGCAGTTATTTGACCTGCTCCTGAGGTTTGAATCCAGGCTAGGGATGTAGTTCCTAGGGTTATAGTTCCATCAGTAGTCATTAAAAAGGTATCATCTGCAAAATTTGTACCTTCTCTTACTGCTACCTCAGCAGATAGAATCTTTTCAGCAGTATCACAATCTGTAGATCTTGTCCATGCTCCTGAAGCAACTACGTAAATACCATTTTGAGATCCTGTAGTTTGATTCTTTACTAATACTCTATCACCAATAGCTAAGGCTACACCATCTATGGTTTGGGTCCCACTTAAAGTTATATTTGCAGTAGTAGCAGCTCTAACTGAATCTTTTCTATTAATTTTTTGTATAGCTAGGTCTATATAGGTCTTAATAGCTGCTATAAGGGCTTCCAACTGAGTTACTGAACCAAAACCTGTATTGGAAGGAACTCCTATCTTACTAGCTCCTGAAGACCCTGAGGTAGTAGCTTGTAAAGAAGCACCTGTAAAGTATCTATTATCATGGTCAGTGCTACCCGCAGCAATATGTGCTGATATAACATTGGAATCAGCAACCTTTAACCATGCTCCCCAAGTTGAGGCTGTATATCTAGAATACCACATAGTTTGTGTGTCAATTTGAATGAATAGTAAACTGATTATAGTAGCTTGATTTGATGAGTCTTTAGCAGCAGTTGCCATAATTATGGCATTACCTGTTGCAGGGGCATTAGCTAAATTTTTACCATAATAAAATCCACTTTTTGTGATTGATCTGCAATCGGTAATTAAAGTAGCATCTGTTCCTAAACCAAAACCTACTGGAGCTTTACTATCTTGTAACCCTTTTAGAGCAGTGTCTATTTTTGAATTATCCAGGTTAAAATCACTCATTTTAGGTTTATCAGTTAATAGGTATTGATTAAGATTGTAGTTGGGTGTTTTATTAGTACTAGGCATTTTATTCCTCCTATCCGCCTAAAGCATATTCTTCCCATTCTTTCCAATTTAATTCCTTACTATCCCATGTAGCCCATGTATAGTCATAGCTATCAAATATCTCCCAAGTAATATAAAGAAATATAATTTCATAAATTAAATGGGCGGGTATTCTTTGTTCTATTACCTTTTGGAGAGCTGTTATATTAGGGGGTACCCCTGGTAAATCTGTAAAGAAAATCATCAATTTACTTTCTAAATACTTAAACTCAGTTCTAACAGATCCTCCCGTATAGGCTCTGGATAAATTGTTAAGTGAGGTGGCATTAAATTTTTTCCATGAGGTTAGTACTACTTTGGCAATTCTTGATTTTTCTAATTCTGTAGGTTCATAATTAAAGAGTTTATACAGTTGGAATAATTTAAAATATTCTTCTCCACCACCATCTAAATAATATCTAATCTCATCTTTTATTAGTTGTTCTAATTCTGAGGTTTTATGTGCTAGGGATTTTATTAATTCATGAGACTCTAAAAACTCAGTATATAAAGGGGGCACATAAGTTTTTAGCTGCTCTAAAACTTTATCATAGGACATTTATGGTTACTCCAGCTAATTGAGGTACAGTTGCATAAGGTATACTTAAATTAGCTTCTAACCCATTAAGAGTTAGTTCATCATAATCTTGTACTTCTGGTATGGTTAGTAATAAAGCCCCCATCTTATTTAAGGATAACACAGTAAGGGAGAATAAACCATTAGTTGCAAAGTATTGGTTTATTAGTTCTGTATATTTTACTCTTACAGTTTCAGTAGTAGCTCCAAAGGTTAATTGAGCCTTAACGGAGAAGGTAACATTTATGGCATTAGCAGCTACTGCGGTAAACTTACAACCAATAGGAGCTACTCCCTCTCCTAATCCAGCAGATCCAGGATCTATATATTCTTGAACCTGGTTCACCAAAGCAGTATTTGCAGGATTAAATTGTGTATTTACTAAATAAGCTTTTACAGTATTTATTCCATCCCAAACAGGTTGAACTAAAGCATCTCCTACACCAGATACTTCCATACACCATTTCCTTATTTGATTTTGATTAGCATTTCTCTCAGGGGTGGTTATGAAGTTTATTAGTCTTTCTCTTAACTCATCATCTGTCTCTGGTTCATCTCCCAAAACCAATACTGCTCCCATAGTAGCAGACTCTAACCCTATGATTACTGAAGTTGGTATTAGAGTGGTTCCGGTAATTACCTCATTAGGTTTTATACCAATGCTTTCACATTGTATTAAGTTAGTACTTATTAGAGTCCAAAAGAAATTACCTGCCTGGAATTGTGTTCCTATGGAAGGAGTAATTCCAGTAAAGGTTGCAACTCTTTGGGATTGAGTACCAGTTAATCTATACAACCCATAGTCATTAGCTCTACTATCTAGGTCTTCACCAGTACAACTACCAATGAAGGTTTGAGATTTGGTTTCGGGTATTAGCCCAACTTCTAATTCTGCCTGTTTAAGAGCATACAAAAAAGCAAGATCATATAAAATACTTCCGGGCCTTTTGTCAATAGTAGCATCTGCAAGAGATAACATCTCATTAAGTAGCTCTTCCTGCCTTTGCTCTAATTCAGCTTGATTATCAGTTGCCATTATACACTCACCTCCGTTTCAAGTTGCCCATATATGGTGTTAAGCACAATTTTTATTTCTATAGAGCCATTATAGTTATAATTAATATAATCAATGCTAACTATTTCCTTTACTCTTGATTCTTGTGCTATAGTCTCCTTTATCATTCTATCTAGTTCTATCTGGATTAATTCATTAGTATAGCCTTTTGATAATAGAGTTTCACCTTCAAAGCCATAACCTTGATTAACTATATCTGGGCTTTCTAAATATATTTTGAAAGTATCTTTTTTTGTTGATAGTTTTTTTATAACTGATTGAATTACTGAATCTTGCCCATTTACAAAACCTATAATTCTATTATTCTCAAAATCCATTTTATAGGTTCTATCTACTTGATCTAATTGAGTAGTAACTTGTATATCATCATTAAAGGTTATTGGTAACACTAGATCACCTTCTTTCCTATAATTATATAGCGTTGGTTTTCATCATAGGGTAAGCCAAACAATAAATCTCCACTTGATATACTACCGATGTGTTGGGGTATATCTATTATACCTAGAGGCAATTCAATCCTATCATTATGCTGAGGCTTAAAAGTTAGAGGGTTGGTATTTTGAACTACTAGGATATGGATATCAATTTGGGTTGGCATTCCAGCAACAATTTTTTTAATTTGGTCAACCATTAGAAACTCACCTCATTTGTCTCCATTAATGTTAGGTCCATAGAATGATACCCTTCTATAAAAGTGTGATTATCATTTTGGACATAAAAGGCCTTTGATATATTAAGATGGGGTATTGTTACTATAATGGCTTCACCTGATATTACTGAATCAACCCCCATAACCTTTAGATTTATATTCTTACTACCATTCCTTTTGGAAGCTAATAAACTTGTAGCTCTTTGGTTAAGTTGGGCCTGATTAAGTTTTTCGTTAATACTTTCATATAGTTGGAATACCCCAAATTTACTCTGGCTATTTGGATCTTTAGCTAGAGAGGTAATTATATTATCTCCATCTTTACACACTAACTTAACTTGATTCCTAATATCAGAAATATTAAAACCCAAGTTAAATTCCTCAATATTTTTACTATGCTCAAATTTCCACAAGGTAGTATTGGTTCTTCTGTTAAAGAAGTCAGAAGCATTATTCTGAGCATTATACCTCATATAGAATCTTTCTCCAGTTTGTTCAAAAGTGGTTTTGATTGCTTTTTGGATCATATCATATAGAGTTGTTCCATCACATACTAATGAGCCTATTACATAGGGAGCTGATTCGGACCTTCCTACTTTTAGGCCTAAGGTTTTACATATTATATTATGAATCTCATGGGCTCTTTGATTGCTAAATACATAACTATCTTCATTATTTGCAGCATATATTAGAGGGTCATAGGAAACAATTTCTTGGGTATATTTTTTAATATTCTCATTTACCTCTAATACTATGCCATTAAATAATTTAGCCCCCTTGGGATTAACTAATAATATTTGTTCTCCCCCTGTAAACCTTATGCTTTGAGGCCCATAATACTCAAAGGATAAACTTCTTGGAGCATTAGTAGCACTACCCTTCCAAGATATTTTACCCACTGATTTACTTATATCATAAGCTTTGGAATTAGCTATTACAATGATAGAATACATACTAATCCCTCCTTATATATGAGCTATGAGAATAACCATCTTGAATATTGCCAGCTGAATCCTTATATTTTATTTTATACCAGGGATTGGAATTAGTGTCAATTATCATGAATCTCTCATTATTATACATCTTACCTACTGTTGCCCCATTGGGTGAGTTTCTAACCCATAACCAGGAGCTAACATTTATTACTCTTGCATTGGGTTGCCAAGGATTAGGTGGAGGAGCTGGTGGAGCAGTTGATATGGTATTACCAGTCACTTGTAATCCTGAATAATTTAAGGTAACAGCTTGTATTTGATAATTAACTGGTACTACACTAGTAGACCTGTACTCCTTTAGAGTTAAAGTTACTATATAACTGCCAACATCTCCCCCCTTTTCCACATAGCTTAAATTTTGAATAGTTACTTCCATATTTATCCCTGTTCCTGTAACTATTAATCTACAGGAATTTCTTGACATACTAACTAGTCTATTATAAAGAGTTTCAGCTGGGGGAAAATTGTTATACTCACAACCATCATAATAAGCAAAGGGTAGTTCAACATCAAAGGAGAAGGAGGTAAGGGATTTATCAGATATAAAGGTTGCTTCCCCTAACCCCTCAATATTTACTGTGGTATTTTGTTGTTTATTGTCTACATTAAATTCGGTGGGATTAACTGGGAATCTAACACTAGTATTTCCCTGTATTAGCCAAAATTGATATTTACTAATAGTCATATAATCCTCCACCTCCTCCTAGGATTTCTTCATCCAATTTCTTTTTAAGGAATTTATACATTCTCTCTAATTCACTATCTGGAATTTTTCCATCCTCAGAATTAACCTGAATAATGAAAGTGTTATTATTGGTAGTATCACCAACACTAGTAACTGAGTTATTATTACTTTGATTTAAAAGGTCTTGGGTTTTATCAGCAGGGATAACTCTAGAGCCTGGATCTAAATCAGTTATAGTTGGACCTGTAACTAACTCAGGACCTCTCTCACCTATCATAGCCCTACCACCCAACCAGTTATTAGTACCTTTTGCTAAGAATGGTATATGACTTATATTGGGTCTAAAACTCTTACCTGCCCCTAAAAAATCAGGAACCCAATCAGGTATATCTATACCTATACTATTAATACCATCAATAGCTCCATTAATTAGAGATATTACAGCATTAAGGGGAATTTTAATTATACCCACTAAGCCATTGAAAATACCTTTAAATATCTCTACTACACCTTCCCAAGCTTTGCCCCAATGTCCTGTGAATACACCTACTACAAAGTCAATTAGTCCTCCAAATATTTGAACTAAACCAGTAAATATCTGAGACACATTATTAAATATTGCAATAAAAGTATTATAAAATATTGGCCACAAGTATTGAACCCAGGATATAATATTTTGTATAGCTGGATATAGAATAGTATTCCATACCTCATTAATGAGTATAAAGGCAGTTTCTACTACACTTGCAATAACGGGGAATATCTCATTAAAGGTTTGATAAAGTGCAGGTAGAAGGTCTTCAACAAAGGCATTAAAAGCCGCTTCCATCATTGGCATTACATCTTCAACTATGATATTTACAACGTCTGAAATAATGGGTAATATATAAGTTTGAAAAGCTTCAATTACTGAAGCTACAAAAGGAGCAAATATAAAACTATAGGCATTTATAAACCATGTAGCTATGGGCATTAATACATCTAAGACCATATCCACAAATTTGAAAATTCCAGGTAAAACCTGATCCATTAATATATCCCCTAAACCGGACACAAGGTTTATAAAGGGGTCTAACATCTCAGCAGTACCCATTATAATACTCATTAGGCCAGAGGATAAAAACCCTGATAGTTTATCAATGGTGTTACTTACAAAGGGAGCAAGAGTATCCTCATAGAAACTCAAGAACCAACCATTCATTTTATCTAAGAGAGGTAAAACCATATCCAGTAGAGTGGTTAATCCAGGAGTTACTACATTTAAAAGCATACTTCCTAAATTTTGGGCTCCTTTTACCATGGAATCAAACATAACTCCAGTACTTTTAACTATTACTTCCACATTGTTTTGTATGAGGGGTATTAGTTTATCTTCAAAAAGGTCAGAGAGTTGGTCATACATCTGAGTTACAAATCTTTGAAAAGCTGGTATTCCTTGTTGAATAACTATGTCAGCTTTATCAGTAAAAGTATACCAACCATCCAGAAATTTATCAGATAGTTGAGATCCCAAATCATCACCAAATATATACATTATTTGCTCACCAATATTTTCTTTAAAAGCCTGGAAGGCAGTATCAACACCATCTCCAGGATTAGCTATTAGGTTTTTAACCCCTTGGACAAAATTACTTCCCAGTCTATAGCCTGCTTCAAAAAAGCTACCAGTCATATTGATTATATCCTTAACAATGAATTTACCATACTCAGCTATTAAGCTCATACCATTTAATATAGCATCGGATACTTTTTGAACATATGGTGCAAGAGCATCTCCTAAGTCTAGAAGAGCTACCTTTGTTCTAACCTTAATTCTTTCCCATGTTCTTGCAATACCCTTATCCATAATCTGATAAGCTGCTTCTGTAGAACCTGCAGCATTATTCATGGCATCAGAAAATTTAGTAAACATGGCCGCACCATTTTCAGAGGTTAATAATTGGGCAGCACTAGCAGCTTCAACAGAACCAAATAGGTCTCCAATATTTCCTCCGGTTTCTAGAGCTTTCTTATTCATGATGGATAAAGCTTCCTGAACAGTTCCTCCAGCAGCCACAAAGTCTCTAAATCCTTTACCCGATAGTTCTTTGAACATATCAGCAGCTTTTTGGCCTGGCTTAGCTAATTCATCTAACATTGATCTTATTTTAGTGGTTGATTCAGCAGTTCTAACACCTTGTGCTGTAGTAGTAGCTAACATAGCTCCTACCTGTTCAAAGCTTACTCCAGCTGCTTTAGCACTTGGTAACACATTAGCCATTGAGGCAGATAATTCCTCAAATCGAGTCTTACCTAATTTAACTGTTTGGAACATGATATCCGAAGCTCTTTCAGCAGATATAACATTACTGCCATAGGTATTAGTTACAGTGGTTAGAGAATCCACTGCAACTTTAGCTTCAGTAACTCCAGCTATTGCAGCTTTTTGTGCAGTAGCTAGAAAATCAAATACATTATCTGCTGGTACTCCAGCTGATAGAGCTTCATATAAAGCAGGTACTACTTTTTCTGGTAATACACCCATATCTAAAGCTAACATTTTTACTTTTTCCCCAATGTTACCTATAGCTTTAGCTGAATCATCATCTAATAAAGTATTTACTTCATTAATACCTTTCTCAAATTGAGCAAAGTCTATAGTAGCCTTGGTTGAGGCGGCTACCGCAGCTGCTCCTATAGCAGCAAAGGAAACAGCAGCTACACTACCTATCTTACTAAATATACCAGAGGTTTCTTCTCCAGCTCTTCCCATATTTTTTAACTTATCACTAACCTCATCTTTAGCTCCAAAAATTGCAGTTAATTTTTTACTAAGGGACATTTATTCACCCCCTATTTTTTAGGTTTAGGTTTATTTTCCTCATTAATAATTTCGGAGGCAATTAAATAAGCTCTTTTCCTAGAAGAAAGAGCGATGAATACCTCAGGGTCCATGTTATGCTTTTGCCACATAACGTGAGCCCATACTGCTAGGTAGTCACCGCTCTTTATTAGTTTTTTGCTTCTTCAGTTAGGGATTCCTCATCATCACTCTCGGAAAGACCATTGACTGCCATTACTTCTTTAGATATTCTAGAGAAGTCTCCTGGCCTATTTAGGGTCTTTTTTAGTAATTCCACAGGATCTAAAATTTGTTCTTTCTTTAACCAAGATTCATCCTTAAAATTAGGATAAACAATACTATCCACCATAATATCATAGGTTACTCTATTTTCATCTATGTTTCTGGTCTTTACTTTCTTTTTAGTTGTTACTGTAGTATTACTCTTGGTTATTTCCTCTAATCTTTCAGTGGTAATACTTTTAATTACCCAAGGAATTTTATCCCCTTTTTTGAACCCCTCTCCATCACATGGGAATCTGAACTTATTTATACCTTCTATTTCAATTTCTTCTATTTCAATTTCTTCTGCATCCATGAAAAAACTCATATCTCTCATGTTTAATAATCCCCTCTCTTAATTTATTAGATTATAAAAATCTTACTTCAGCTGCACTAAAGCTTATTTCTTCTTGAACTTCTTCACCTTCTGAGTCTATATCAATTAAAGGAAGATCTCCTTCTAATTGAACCCCTATAAATTGTATTCTAGCTTCTCCATACTGTTTATAGTAATCTGAGTCTTTATCATCCATTACAGCTTGAATATCTAATTTAGGGAATATACCCGTTGCTAAATATTGTTTAATTAAGTCTCTTATGAAAGGTGTATTTTTAAATTGGGTTAAAGTTCCAGTTATCTCATACCCTATAACTTTAGGGGTAGTACCTCTTTGACCCACAACTCTTTTTTTAGAAACTTCAGGAGTAAATATAGCATTTAATTTAACTAAGCTTGTAACTTGTTTTCCACCAATAAATGCTCTACCTTCTCTAGCACTCATTCTGTTAATTGTTGTAACAGCCATCTAACATTCCTCCTTATGCAGTTTGTATGGTTACATAGTATTTCTTAAAGGTTCTTACTGGTTGAGCCCCAACAGTTAAGTATAGAGATTTACCAGTACTTCTTACAGTATCAGCTATAACATCGGTTTCAGGATCTATACCTTGTATAGCACCCTCTCTTTCCAAATCTTCTAATAGATTAAGCATATCTTGTTCAGCATGTTTAATACCATCAACATTATTTGGATATTTATTAGGTACTAATAGTTGAGATCCTAAATCAGCTATAGCATCTAGAGTGGCAATAAATTTATTATCAGTATAATCTTCTCCCCAATCACTTGTGAAAGTATGAAAGGAATTAAGATCTTCTTCAACTCTAACTTTTATATTTTCATCTGGATTAGTGGAAGCACCTTCAACTACAGTTGTAAACATAAAGTGGCCTGTTTTTAATCCCTGAATTATTTGCTCATTTGTCAATCTTGGGTTAGCATCTATAGCTCCAACATATTGCTTATGAGTAATATCTACAAGGTAGCCTGCTGCAGCTCTTGCTCCAGCTACCCAAGCAACGGACTGTTTAGCACTTAATAGAGTTCCATTGGACAATTTAACCCCATTAGTAACATTAATGATATATGGATAGTCAAAATCAAAATTAGCAGATACACCAATAACATTCTTACCAATCTCTTGTCTTAGATATCTAATTTGAGATAAGAAAGCAGCTTGTAAAGTTGAATCATCGAAAGGAAAAGCAAGAGTTTTAAAATTATATAATTCACAATTTGATAAAAACTCAGTTATATCGGAATTAACTATGGCATTACTAGAACCTCCAGCAAATTGAGATTTAGCAGTTGCAGTTAATGCTCCAGTACCTGTTTTAGTAAACCATATTGAGGATGGTAGATCAGCAACAGTAGCTACTCCGGTTGCTTTATATATTTGGGTATTTTCAACATATACTTCTACATCGAACCCACTAATAACATTGGTCTTTACTATTAAGTAAAAATCATTTCCTCTAGCTCCAGCTTGTTTTAGAGTTAAAGTTAAGTTACCAGCAGTTACAGATGCAGAACTACCTGTATTTAAAACATATCCTAATACAGTTGTAGCTTCTTTTAAAGCTTCTCTTACCAAAAGCATAGCACTATGGGATAGGTCATACCCCAGTTTGAAGAATTGCTCATCATCTAAATTGGATGTAATGTTTATTACATCTCCCTTAGTACCCCACTTTGAATCTATGAGGGGTAACATAATTACACCAGTATTAGTTAATCCTACAGATACTTTTCCAGATCCTGTATATCTGGTGTAAAAACCTGGTCTAGTTTTTTCTTGTCCACTGACAAAAGTTCCACCTGCCATTATTTAACCTCCCTTTTTAAAAATTCTTCAATTAACTCTTTAGCATCAGATACAGTTATAGTCTCTATGGGATCTTTTCTATATAAGGCTCCCTCAACTACAATCTTACTAACACCAAAAAGTTGTTTTGAGTTATCAATTATGTCTTTAAGTGGAAAGGAATTTTCTCTTTTCTTAGACAAATCACATCACTCCTTTAAGTAACTTTCCACAGTTAGTTTGTCAAAATATTCTATTGGCTCATCTAGAGATTTTAATACATTGTGCCATTGAATAGCCACTTGGGAAACTCCATTATCTATTTTACTACTAGTACATTTGTCTAGCTTTAAATATGAACTATCTAGACTGCCATTAACCCTGATTATTGGAACCTTTAGATTCTGACTATATAAATTTAAACATACATCATCGGCTACCTCCATGGCTTGGGTAGTAGTATTGTGAAATATATTTATATACACAACATAGTCTCTTCTAAAGGTATCCACTGAGTCAAAGGTATTATCAACACTTTCTGGAAAAGGTATATATAAAGAAGGAGTTTCAAATTCTTCAGGAACATCATCTAGATATACTTTTTCTATACCACAAATATCAATTAAGTTTCTAGCTATTGAAGCTATTTGTTGTTCAATCATATATACCTCCTAAAAGTATTTTATTAACCATTCTTCTAATTTCTTTTCTAGAGTTTTACCAAATATTTTCTCAAAGATAATTTGAGCACTATCCCAATAGTGGTAGCCTTTGACAAATTGTTGTCTTAAAAGCATACCAGTTTTAGCACCCCTTTTATACTCAAATTTATCTCCTCTCCATTCTCCTGGAACCCATCGAGTTTCAACTCCTTTGGGATTAGTCCAATGGCCATTATTTACAGCTTCAGCATATTTTACATTTGTTCCTACCTCAAGAGTAAGACCCCCATTGCTAGTTATCCAAACATTTGAACTAGTTCCTTTCTCAAAAGAATTAAATAGCAATCTAGTATCTACTACACCTTTCCTTTTTATTTCATCTTGTACAATGTCTAAAAGCTCAAAGCCCAAAGCTTCATACCATAACCCAATTTCTTTTTTAAACTCAGAATTACCCGCCTTAATCATTTTCTTGAAGAAGTCTTTATATTCCTTGGTGTCTATTTTAACACTAGACATATTGTCTCTCCATGAATAGTTGTATTTTTAAATGGCTGTTTCTGATATTTCTGGGTTTTTGGGCATAATAGATTAGACTTGTTTCTTTATCTATAACCTTGTCATTGAATCGTATGTCTGTATCTAAGGGGCATAGTAAAGTAACATCATGGTTAATATTCCTCTGTGGCTCAGATATGGTTATCGTTTCCACTGGGTGAACATTAAAGTGGCAAATTATGTCTACTAAATCAGGCTCTTCATTATATTTATATTCTTTTGAAGTAGTGGAAGGTAGACCATATTTTGGAGGATTATCTACTATATCAAAATGGTAAATATCACATTTATGATTGAATAGATCCTCTATCATAGTAGCCTCATTTTAAATGATACAGGATTAGGGGTATTTTCAATTTTTAAAAATTCCTTAACTAATCCAGTAACATCTGGCATGGATATTTCAGCTTTTTGGTAGGTATAATCATCTAAAGTCTCGGAGGATACTCCAGCGTTTTTTTGAGATATGGCTCTTAAAGCAAAATACTCTGCTAACATAATTAGAGCTAATTTTGCTTTAGATGGGAAGGGGTTCATATCTTTAATAATCTGAAAATCCTTATTGTTTTCAATGAATATTCTCTCAAGTTCAGATTCAGCTTGCACAATATCAAATTCTAGTTTGGTAGTTTGTCTTAAACTTACTTTTGAGTTTTCAGTATAGTCTATTATATCTTGAGGAATGATTAAGGGATCCATAATTCTATTCCTCCTCTACATTTTCTCCTGAAATTTTCTCAATCTCTTCTTGGGCTTTTCTTATCATATACATGATTTTACCTCTACCCAATTTATCAACATTTTTTAATTGAATACCCAAATCAACAGCTAATTGCACTAATTCCTTTTTGCTTAAGCCTTCCATATTGGTTTCAGGTTCCAATTCTTCTGAACCTTCCTCAACTAAAATGGGGTAGTCCTGGCCTTGTAAATAGGCCAGATTTTCTTTACTTACTAACTCCCATCTGTGAGGAACTATTTTATGAGATCCTAGGTAGAGTATATTCATACCTTTAGAATCATCAAGCTTAACCTTTGGCATAATAGTACCTCCTCACTTTATTAGTCTTTTATTTTAGTTATTTTTACTACTGCATCTTCTTCTTCAAATTTAACATCCATTTTTAAAGTAAGCACAATGTAGCTAGCTCTTTCTCTTGGTTTTCTTTCAGTTTCTATTCTTATGTCTCTTGATATACCTACTATTATATTTTGAGGGTTAACTAATAGAGCATCTGAAACATCTATACCAGAACCATTATCATAAGCATCTAACATAGCTATACCCTTAACTGGTATACCATAAGCTGGTTTTACTGAGGCATTTAAGAAAGAATCATCCCCATTTTGACCAACTCTTTCTCCAACTACATCAGTCCACTCAGTTTCAGTATTGTATGATACATAGAATCTTGAGTCAGAAGCATTTCTTAAATACTTTTTAGGCATAGCCTTTTTAGCATTTTTGAATATGTCCTTTCCTAATGCAGCTGAAGCGGCATCTACTATATGAGCTGTTGCTTGTTTCTTTAAACCATTTAATTGTTTTAAGAAAAGATCACTAGAAGCAGTATCTCCTTTAACCACAATTTCTTCCATATCTAATGCAACTCTTTTAGCAAGTAAAGACATGATAGTATCTTCTATAGAAGTTCCTTCAATGTTATTCTCTATAGTATCATCAGTGATCTTTACAACTGCTATAAATTCTTTAGCATTAAGCTCTACAGTTCCTGTAGTTGGAGCTGAGTAGTTTGATTCTCCTGGATCTGTTCCTTCCACCCCTGGGTGAAGTACTCTTTGACCAAATCCTATCTTCTCAATCTTTCTACTATCACCGGTCATTTTAACGGTTCTAGCATCGTTTATTAGAGTAGGCTCATCAATTAAACTTTGAATAAAAGCATTAGCTTGTTCTGTATTTAATCTACCTCCAGTTGTAAGAGTATTTAAGTTAAATACTGCTTTAGAAATTAAGTCTCTATTTACTTTAACTTTAGCCATTTACATATCCTCCCTATATTCCAGTGTTGCCAAAAATGCCTTTGTAGACACTTTTATTAACTGGTTCATTATCATCTTCGTCTTCTTCATCATCTTCATTGTCTAGAGCTTTAGATATACCTCTAGCTTTGTATATTGGTTCCATAGCCTTTTCTACTGCCTTAGCAATTTTGTCCTCTATAGTTTCTTCTGGGGTTTCTTCAGCTTTAACAATTGGTTCCATTGCCTTAGCAACTGCTTCAGCTATTTTCTCCTCAAGAGATTTTTCTACTGGTACTGGATCAGTAGCAGCTGATGGTGTAGGGTTTGGATTTTGTTGCATACCTTTTAATACTAGGTCTGCTACTTTTTGAATATCTTCTGGTTTCACTTCTTCATCCTCCTCATTATCTTCAAAATTATTTTTAAAATTATTAATAGATTCCACAATGTTGTCTAGTGTAGCTTTATTAGCTCCAGACATCTTTTTGCCAGCTTTTTCTATTATAGCCTTAGAGGGTTCTAAAGCCTTTTCAATATCATCACTAGCTAAAGCTTCTTGGATAGCTTCACTAAAGTCTTTTAGTGATTGGGTTATTAGGTCTTTATCATTCTGGAAAACTGTATTCCATGACCAATTATCTGCATAGGGAACTAGGATTGTTTCTAATACACTCCAAGCATTCCAGAATTTAGATGATTTATTTTTCTTATCCAATTCTTCTTGGAAACTTGTATCTGCAATAGGTTTTCCATCCCAAGTAAAACCTAAAGCTTTGCCTATTTGAGAAAATATTTTTTGAGTTATGCTTTTTTCAATAGTTTCTAAATCAACATCTACAGTTGAGTAGTTTCCTTCTCCACCCATAGACCAACCAGTGATTTCGCCTTTTTCAATTTTTTCCCACAAGTTAGAATCAGTAACCTCTGCTTCAGCTAACCAAGTTCCAGCTTTTACAACAGTTCCATTAATTGTGGTGTCTTCTTCAACTACCCAGGATTTGGTAATGGTTATGCCTTCTTGAACACTATAATTGTGCTGTAAATCAGCTCCCTGTCCATTGGTATTAAACCAATCAGCAGCTTTTTTGATTTCCTCAGCAGTCATATAGTTGTCATGAGCATCTCCAACTAGGGGTTCATAGACTACACCTGTTATATAATGTTTCTCTTGTGAGTCCTCAAATTTGAGGATAGGGGCTTGTAATTTGAATCCAGGTTTACTTTTGTTATCTTTCGCTATTACCCATTCCCAGCCATTGGCTGCTTTATCCACAAGTGATAAAAAGGATATTTTAGCATCTGATATTTCTATTGACTTTTTAATTTTTTTGGACATTGTTTCACCTCCTTATCCATATAGCTTATCAGCCTCGGCTATAGCTTCATCTCTTAACTTTATCTTTTCCTCTTTGGAAAGACCTAAGATATCTTCATCAACTACAGCAGAATGAGTACAATGGCATTCTACAGTTTCTGAGGCTGGCAAATTAGTATCTCTGGGAAACATAGCTTTAAAGGTTCCACTAGGAGCGTAAATGGTAAATTTACCATTCTTCTTAATAGTAGTTCCATCTAAGGCTTCATGATGTTTTCTAGGATTTATGCCTTTCCCTCCTGAATGTTTCCACTGTACTTTTGTAACCACAGGAGATTGTGTGAAAGCCTCATTTTTGGCATAGGAATGAGCTCTTAACATTTCAGTAATTGCAGTTCTTCTAGCTCTTAATCTACTAAAACAGTATGCATCTTCTAGGTCTGCAATTACATCTTGAACAGAATCTCCATTTTCTAAGGCTATATCTAAAATTTCCTGTAGTCTATCATGGGAAGCCAACTTCATTATTTCTCCAAGCTGTTCTGACCAATCATTTATAAAATTGGTAGTAGCTTTAGTGAACATTTCAAAGGGCACATCTTTATCCAGTAGTGCCATATAGGTTTTGGTTAGTTGTTCTAAAGTTATTTCTAACACTTGTTTGTTAGCTAGACCTATGGCAGCAGCAAAAGTATCTGAAGCCATAAGGTCTTGCTTAACATGATTTATATAATCATTAAGTGAGGGGCTATTTCCATCATTAGAAAAGTGTTCTCTTTCCTTTTCCAATGCCTCTGCAAATTTATCCTCCAGAGCATTTATCTGCTCTACAGTATATGCAGTATCTGAGAATCCTTCACTTGCTAAAAGATCCGATAGATCATCATCTTCAGATTTTAATATAACATCAATGGCTTTTATTAAATCATTATACATTGTTATCCATCTCCTTTTTAGCAAGATCTATTAAAGCTTTTTTAACCTCTTTAAGTACCACAAGGATATTTTCATCCTTTTCTTTAGCAGCTTTCTCAATAGCTGTTTGGGTGTTAGAGGTTAGGGCATTTAAGCTACTCATTCCAACAGGAACATTAGCCCAAGGTTCAGTAGAGTTCTCATAATCCTCATTCATAGTTGAATAGTACTCAGTAAGCATTTGGTTAGGAGTCATTCCTTTACTAGCTACTGAGAACATACGGAATTGATGGTCAGTATTCTCAATGTTAGGACTTTTAAAATAAGCCTTAACATACTTAAATTCATAAGGGGAAAGTATATTATTAAGAACCCACTCAAGGTATTCTCTTTCTGGCTGAAAAACTTGTTCTTCAGTCTTTTTGGTAGCCTCCTTAGCAGTAGCTACATTATAGTCCTGGGAATACCCTACATAAATATCTGGTAATAAGAATGATGATTGAGCTTTCTTTCTAGAATTTTCCAAATAACTTTGGAATAGTTCATCTTTTTGGAGAATCTCAGCTAGTGGCTTAATTTCAACCTCAACTTTATCAGTAACATCTGTTGCAGTTGCAGCTTCCATTTTCTCAGCCTCTAAGACAAGGAATCCATGTTGGCCCTTTTCTCCTTCAATATCATTCATGTAGGCTTGTAGCTTACTCCAGGAATCATCACTTAAACTTCCACCTTTAACAATTATCATAAGTGGGGTATGTCTACCTCTTTTGAAGTAACGCCAATTTAACAGTTCTGCTTCTCTAGCTCCCTGTATAGTTAGCATTGGTCCTTCCCATCTAGGAGTTCCATAAACATCAAAATTATTTACAGCTAAGTGGATAATAGCATTAGCTTGTTTTTCTTCAGGTAGATTATCAGTACTATATTCTCCTGTAGTAAAGTCTAAGTCTCTAGGATCTCCAAACTCTTTAAAATAAATTTTCTTACTATTCACTATTTGAACAAATCTTCTGAACCTTTTCTTTCTTTTAAAAGTTTGGTTATTTCTCTTAATTTCATATTCGGTTAATTTAGAATCCTTAGGAAGAATGTACATAGTTTTAGTATCAGGCATATTTAACTCTACTGGGTACCCTTGACCATCATTTATTACCTCTATAAAACTATGACCATAGATTTCTCGGTTTTCTACCAAATCCTCAAATAGTGTTTTAGTGGGTATGTCTATTGATAACATTTCAATGATATCAGTAAGTTTAGTATATTCAGCTTCCATATCTGGTTTTTCTTTACCCTTACTGTCTAGCTTCTTATACTCATCCTTATAGTCTACTCCTATACCAAAGCCACAGATATTATTTCTATAGGCTTGAATACATTGGGGAATAATAGTTGATTCTCTAACCATCTGTTCAAGTCTATCAACATCATAGGGTTTAGTTAAAGCCTTAGCTCCAGCCACAAGGGAATTGTTAGCTACCTCACTTTCTATGGATATAGGGTTAGTAGCTTTATCAACTTTACCTTTAATTAACCCAATATTCATTTTCGAGTTTTTATGGATATTGCCTTTCTTCTTTTTTATTGGTTTCACCCCCTTCCTTAATTATACACAATACACATATATAATATAAATATTATATATTGTGTATGTGTATAATATATCACACAGGTAAAGGCCCTGTCAATGTTTTTCTTATTTATCCCATTGTCTTACCTTCATACCCACTGGCATACAAGCCAGGAATAGAGAGTCAGCTCTATCTGGAGATACTAGACCTCTCTTTTTCATTTCATCCTTGGATTCTAATTTTATTTGACCCTTAGAATTATGGATAGCATATTTTCTATTAGTAAGTTGTCCAAGAAGATCAGAATCATTTGGTAACTTAATCCCACATGGTATGGATTTCCCTTCTTTATCTACTGTGGACAAGGATTCCTTTACTACACTAGCCATAAAAGTGGTGGTGTCATAGTAATTATTATAGGCAATAGATCCTTTAGCTAGGGGTATACCAAATTTTACAGGAACTACTTTTAACCATTTGAGGTTTTCTTCTTGTTTTATTTCCTTTAATCTATCGGTTACACCTCCACCAAGACCAGTATCATCTACCTTTACTACTATAGCAGGTGTAGGATATTTTAAATGGAGTTCCTTTGCTAATCTAATAGCTGCTCCAGCAGTCTTCATGGTGTCCTTCCCCCTGTGAGTAACTAGAGGAGGTACAATATTATTAATTTTTGGAGTTATAACTGTCTCATCATCCCCAAATCTTGCAACGTCTATGCCAATATCAATGGTAACTGGCTCACCTTCAAGGTGAATATCATTATTGATACCAGCCATAACCTCTGATAATTGAATATAAACATCATCTTCTTCCAGAGGAAATTCTCCATCAATCAATACTCTTACTACATTTGAGTCTTTTCCATATTTCTTTTCCATCATTTCAATATTTTTCTTATCAGTTCTAGCACAATCTCTAGCGGATATCTTAATACATTTAAAATTATCCTTCAAAGAATTGTGGGAATCAAAGAAAATACCTGAATTTCTGGTAGGGTTACCTATTAAAATTATCCTATTATCAGGATGGGAACAGGTACCAAGTAAAGCTTCCAATATATCATCTGATATACCAGGAGCCTCATCACAAACTATCAGCATATTTTCAGCATGGAGACCTAGCATATTCTCTTTTTTGGCAGCTGTTTTAGCATTACCAAAGGAAGTTCCCTCATGCCCTATTCTATAAATGAAGGTTTTAGTTGTGCTAAGATAATTTTGAGCATATGAACCATTTAACCATTTAGATATTTCTGGCCATAATACTATATTCAATTGATTGGCAGTTGGAGCAGTAGCTATTACCTTAGGGTGATATCTAAACATCATGTACCATATAATTAAACAAGCCAAACAAGCCGTTTTACCAACTCCTTGACCTGCTCTAATACTAATCCTCTTATGAGTCAGAATCGACGTCATAATGTCAATTTGACTGCTATCAGGATAAAAGCACAAAATGTCTTCAGAAAATCCCACTGGATCATCATAGTACATATCTACCAAATCTTCCCAAGCAATTTCATCTATCTTTTGTTTAGCATAACTAATATCCATTTCATTATCTAAAGCATCTGAAACATCTTCAAGAGACATGAGACTTAATGATTTTATTATCTCATCAATAATATTATCCATTCTTCTTAGCCCCCCTTGCTTCCATCTTTTGCTTCAATAAACCAATATCAGCATTGGCCTTATTAGTATTTCTAGTTTGTTCAATATCCATAAGAACCTTAGCTCTAGCAAGCTTAAGCTTTTCCTTTTCAAAATCAAATATATAGAATCTTTCCAATCTTTTAAGAGCTTCAAGCTTATCATATAACTTGATTTTGAATCCTCCATCCTTAGTTTGTGCTAATTCAGATATAAGCTTACCATCAACTTCAGTGTTGGACCTCATTCTTAATTCATCACCCTTGAATATTACCACATCTGTGATATCTGCAAAGGCTATATTAGCATATTGTCTAATGATATCTATTGAATCTATAAACAATTCTGTATCTCTGCAACTTTTAATATGTTTTAAAAATGATTGTATTTTTGGAGTGTTCATTAGATCACAACCTTTTTTATAACAAAAGGCAGATGAATAACCTGCTCTAGCTGCAGCAGTAGTTGCATTGAATGTCTTGAGGTAGTGAAAACAGAATAGTCTCTCTTCCTCACTTAAATCAAATTGATCGGCATCTTCTGAAATAGCTTTCTTGGTTTCTTCTGACAATGTGACTTTATCACCTTTCTCTTCTACTATAAGATCCTTCCAATTCTCTTCCTTCATCCATTTTCTTACATAGGATTGAGGAACTCTAGCTACTCGGGCCAGTACCTTAACAGATACAGCTCCTAGCTCATCAATGAATTTCTTCTTAGCAGCTTCTTTTAAAGCCATCAGTTGTTTCTGGGTGTAACCTTTCACATCTTCGTCATATTTTATATTTCCCACAGTTTATTCATTCACCCCCTTATTAATATAAATGATGTGAAAAAATGTTAGTAAAAATACAAAGTTTAGGAAATTATAATCTAAAAAGGAAAGACCCCAATATTACAATATGTGTAATACCAAGGCCTTGAGAGATTATAAAATGTATTTTACTACTATTTCATACGTTTATTATACCATACCTGTCCGGGGAAAGTCAAAGGGGTAAAATAAAAAACTTTTGACTCAGTATATGACTCAGTAGACTTAGGGTCAAAATAAAAATCTGGGTGTTATAACCCAGACTCTTTTAAATCCTCTTCAGTAATTTTACCTTCTCTTAATAACTTCTCTTTTGCTTGTTTCATATCCTCATCGGATGGAACTATACCTCTCTTATCTATTTCCAATCCTGTGTATGAATCAATCTTACTTCTATTCATACCATAGCCTATAGTCTTATGCTTTTCTAATTGACCATGCTCAGATTCAAAGTCTTCAAGAGCTTCATTATAAAACTCTTTTTCATAGTTGATTCTATCCTTACATTCTGGGGCTTTATTATCCTTCATCATTTGCTTGGCATTTCTATTACCACCATTTTCAGATTTACTACCTCCACTTCCTCTATGCTTATCTTCCTCATAGCATTCTCTAGCTTCACTGGTAGATCTTAGATCATATATAAATTTAATATGCTCATACTCCTTTTTGAGTTCTGAGTACATCACATGGTTTTTATCCTTATTATAGATCATGAGATCCTCTAGTTCTTTGATATATAATTCAAAATTAACTATTCTTGATGGGCATCCAGTTTTATAGGGTTTACTAAATGCAATACAACCAACCCCTAATTTATTTCTTAGACAGTCTTTACATTGTGGAGGCATAGCTATCACTCTACCATCACTCTGATTCTTATTTACATTTTTAGCAACCTTAACACTTCTACCCATTTTAATACCCCTCTTCCAATTTAGTATACTCTCTGAGTTTTTCTATACTGTGTATTTTTATAAAATTACTTAAAAATTCTACACCAGATAAATCTCTATAAGGTTCATCATATATAACTTGTTTAATTCCTGCATTTAGAATTAGCTCAGCACATTTTTTGCATGGGCTATAGGTCACATATAATATACTATTTTCAAGAGCAATCCCTTTTCTTGCTGCAAAGCTTATTGCTGCAGCTTCAGCATGAACAGCTACACTACAGGATGGACCAGTACAAGTCTCAGATGTACAATGAGGAACTCCAGCAGGGGCTCCATTATATCCTGTTACTACTATTCTATTATCTACAGTAATTACACACCCTACCTGTTTTCTTAGGCAGGTACTTCTCTTAGCTATTGAATGGGCTATTTCCATATTTAGATCATGTCTCTCAATTCTCTCCATATTATTACCTCCTTATTAATGCCTTAATGGTTGATACAATTACAAGTAAACTCATCATGAAAAAGAATATTGCAAGGAACCCAGCGAAGGCCCACCTTACTATTTGTATAGGATCCATATTATCACCTCCTAAAATGGTATATCATCATTATTAACATAAGCTAGAGTTTTGTTAAAGCTCTTCTCAATAGGTTTTTCTTGGGGTTTATGGGGGAATAACTTTCTGTATTCCTTTTTAGTTAATGCTTGACTTAATCTAAACTCCCATGACTTAATTAAAAGCTTTTGACCACATACATACTTGAATCTTCTAGATATGGGTTTCAAAGCTTTTAATGCAGATTGCTCAGTTGGATTTTTTATTGAGCCCACTACTAACAATCCAGTTTTCCTATCAGTTACACAATAAGATCCTTTATTGATTGACTCATGTATAATCAGTTCTCTTCCTTGGTAATCAAATTTATGCAGGACCTTCACTAGTTTTTTGAATATCTTAATTCTGTTACTAGGTTTATCAAAGTTCCTACAGTGAACATAAGTATATTCTTTCATCATTCACCTCCAGATCAGGGGTATGGGGTGAAGGGAGGGTACAAGACATAGCTATTATTTTGTATCTGTGGTTACACCATAGTTATATCAGCCCTTCACCTTAATTAAATTATACCATATTATAGTTTATAAGTCAAAAGAAACCTAAAATAAAAAAGGCCATTTCTGGCCCTATGGACTATTTTGAATATATACCTAATAACATTCTAGCCATTAAATTAGCCACATATTCATCATGTATTATATCATTAGCTTCTTCTACTGATTGTATATAATCTACCCAATCTCCTTGTCCATAATTTTTAAGTTCTAACCTTTCTTCTTCTGAAAATTGTATATCTATTGACCCCTTTACCATTTCAAATAACTCATTATATCTTTCCATCCAGTTTCCCATTTTAATATCTCTCCTTCAAATAATTAATTTTGATTACAATATTATTATACCAGATGTCTGGGTATATCTCAATGGGTAAACTAAAGAAAAAGGAGATATTTCTATCCCCCTATTGAATCATTATGCCTATTATATTATTTTCCTTTAGCTGTTCATCAATGTCTCCATATTTATCTTTGTAGTCACCATACAGTCCCATATCAGGGGTCCATCCTATTCCTACCTCATCTCCCACAATATCTGTGAATCTTATCATATAACTGAGCTTTTCTTGGTTGAGTAAATTCAGAGCCAAGTCCAATTTGGTTAATCTCTTTGCCATGTCTAACTCTCCTTTACAATATATGTTAATTCTATTATAAGCCATTCATAGGGGAATCTCAATATTATTTGTTTAATAATTCTTTGATTGCTTCAACTTCTTCAGGTGTAAATCTCCAGCCTGATTCTGGTTTACCCATTTTGTTTCTTAGGATTCTTCTAGCTTTTTTATCTGTCATGTTTTCAATTTCTTTACAAATTTGTGTTAATGATATTTTGCCATCCTCAACCTTTTCAGTTTTAGGTGTTCTTGGTTTTCTTTCTGATTTAGGTTTAGCTTCTTCTTGTTTAGGTTCTTCCTTAGGTTGTTCATCAACTTTATTGATAGTTTCCACAATAGTAGTGATTTGTTCTAATACAGTTGTTAGATCCTTCATGTTAGTATCTTGGAATTTCCATTCCTTTGCAGACTTCCAATTCATTAAAAAGATGTTTTGTTCCTTTGTGATTGATTCAACTTGTTTTAATGATAGTTCTCCTACCTTTGATAATTCACCTTTGATTGTTGATATCATTTCCTTCTTATTCATAATATAATCTCTCCTTCTTATTTATCAGTTATTTGTTAATATAATTATACCACCAGAGGGGGGATATCTCAATAGGGTTTCGAGAAGTTTTTAGGGTTTTTCTAAATATATTTTGACAATGAAAAAGGAACCTTTTCAGGTTCCAAATTCTTATTCTTCATCAACAAATATTTCAGGGTAATTATCTGTTAGCATTTCAATAGTTCCTCCATCAAGTTCAAATTCAGTAATGTCAGATCCTTTAGCATCCATTTCTTCAATGATAGCATATTCTGGAAAATCTTCCTGTTCCATTTCATCATCTTCTTCCATATCATCATTGATTACCTGTTGCATAAAATCCTTTAATTCCTCACCTTTTAATTTTGAATCTTCTCTTAATCTTAATATCATTTTAACATCTCTCCTTTTTGTTTTTGTTTACAATATAATTATACCAGACTATGGTGGTGTTGTCAGGGGTTTTCTAAAAGAAAAAGAAGCCATATTAGCTTCTTCTTATATCATGACCCTTACCTTTTAAATTATCCAAACATTCCTGCATATAGTCCTCATTATGCTCAGGATATATTAAACCAGGAGCAGTATAGTATTCAGCTGTCCAATAGTCACTAGCCTGTTCACAACCTAGGATCTTACCTCTATAATGTATATTCTTCCATTTAGGATCTACCTCCATTAGGTTCTGTCTCTCAAGCTCATCAATAAGTCTTAAATGGTAGGCTACTAACATCTCCATGGGGTGTGTAAATACATAATCAACAGTCTTATGTTTTCTCCCCCATCCTTTACCTCTAAGAGCACAACATTCTCTATGTTGACCTCTCAACTGCATAACAGGAAGATCCTTTAATAATGCTTCATGCCATAATCTCATACATGATACCTCCTAATATATTTATAGTTCTATTATAAGATATATCTAGTCTGCCCTCAATAGAAAAAAAAGAGAGATTATTCAATCTCCCTTCCTAACCCTTTCCCATCTTGATAGCCTCTTAGGTATAATTCTGTATTACCTGCACCTTTATGCTTGATAGCCTTAGTAGATACATTCCATTTAGACATTACATCATGAACCTTTTGAGGTGTCACAACAACTAATCCCATTTCGGTTACATTTCTTTTAAAGGATTCATCAACACCTAATAAGAATCCCATTACATAGTCTTCCCTGATCCCTTTTGTTGGCCTTCCTGCTTTCTTTGCTTCTCTGTATACCTGTCTCCTTTTCTTTTCCATGAATTTGTGTATTGACTCAAAGGTCATGATAGCAATTTCCAAATCTTCTTCTAATCCTATGAACTTAATTGTGGATCCTTCCTTGTAACATTCAACCTTGAAATTCTTAGCCACAATGGTTGCTAACCTTAAATTTCTTGCAGCTGAAGCTCTATCATCAATGATGGTTTCAGTATCAACCTTAGCTTCCTTCTTGATCTCAACTTCCTTTGTTGATATATTATTCTGAGCCATTAATTGTTGAGCCTTGTTAAAGAACATTTGAGCCTCATGCTCATTATTTGTACTTTCTGCTTTAGCTAATAACTTTTGGATTTTCTCTACTAATGGATTCATATTATTTATCCCCCTTTAATTTGTATTCATCATATATGGCAGTACCCTCATAAGGTAGTTTTTCAAGTTGAGGTAATAGTTTAAGGTAAGTATCAAATCTTACAGATCCTAACCTATCATAATTGTCTTTGTCAATTATATAAACCTTTCCAGCTATTGTTATATATTGTAGTATGTGTCCTTCCTTTAATAATGAGGATATATCTTTTTTATTTAATACTTTTAAATTCATTTTATATCTCTCCTTCAGTGTTTATTGATTATATATTCATTATAAGAGATAGACCCAGAGATCTCAATAGACTTTCGAAAGAAAAGAGAAAAAACTTCTATGCTAATTTCCATGGGACAGTATTTTCGATCAGGTCGCAGTATTTGACAAGAATTACCATAGATGGAACTCTTTTACATCTTCTCTCTCCCTAAAGCTTGTCACTACGACTGGCTATTACCCTGAAAACTGGAAAGTGGTTCTGTACTTCTCGGGCAAAATATGACTGTATATTACAAAAGGAAGAGGGTATAATAATAACATAAACAATATGTAAAGGAGAGATATATTATTATGAATAAAAACTTAATTGCATTGAAGGAAATTGCTCAAGAGGTAGGAATCACAGAGAGGAAGGCAAGAAAGATCCTAAGAGAAAATGAGGCAGAAAAACAACATACATATTTTTGGATGTTTACTGAAAAGGAATCTAAACAAGTTGCAAAGAAATTAAAAAGAGAGTTACATTAATATGTAGCTTTTTTCTTTGGAGTTTTCCCTGACAAGTCTGGGTTATTATCTTATAATTGTATTAATGAATAAATTATTTAAGGAGAGGTTATTATGATAAGTAAGAATGCCCAAAGAATATTAAATATGTGCAGGAAACATGGTCACTTAACATATGTAAAGTCAAAAGGATCTCACACAATATTTATAGAAGGGTCTGATAAGGTATGGTTGCAAACCAAAACCCAAGATGAGATGATTGAAAAACTTCTACAGGTTGTAGATGAAGAGGAAGTTTCAACAATTAATATAAAAGCTTTAAAGGAAAACATAAGAAGGGAAGTAAATGAGATCACTAAAGAAATGAAGGATAGATCACCAAGTAGACATATTCTAAATGCTAAAATTGATAATTTAAAACAACTGCTTGTATTACTTGATAATTCTTCAAAGGCTAATTCATCAAAGATTCTATCCTCAAGAGGTTATGATAAAGTATCAGAAGCTACACAATTCATAATAACATATTTTAAGTAGGAGGCTTTATGCCTCCTCTACTTTTTCTATTTGGTTCCAATCATACCATTTAACTCTTACTGGATCAGTTGGTAATACTACATAGGATCCACCTATCCTTCTCCCCTTAGTCACATATCCTTCAAGAATAGTTCCTGCTGGCATTTCACATATAGTCTTACCCCAATCAAGAACAACTGAATCCTGTTTCAATCTGTATTTAACCATTGGTTAATCACCTCCTTATAATATGAATATAGTTATGCTTACACAAAGGTATTGAACCCATATATAGATCATGTCTACAATGTCATGAGAATTATTTTTAATGAACTTCCTGTACTTGATGAACCAAAATGTTAAAACAGCCCATACCATTATTCTTAATCCTAAATGCATATTAATTACCTCCCCATTGTAATATCCTTATCTTAGCTCCATCAACTCCTTTGCCTTGAGCACTGTTCACATACTTATCAAGTCTCATGGTTGCTCCTGAGATTTGTCTGCTGTCTTCCCTATTGAATACCTTGATAGCCCATAAAGCCCCTCTGTCCTTAACAATACCTGTCTCTCTATAACCATTATCAAATTGTATTTCAAATATTGTACCTATTGGGAATAGATCAGGTGTAGAGTAGTCACTATGGTGTATGCCATTACCTTCCTTTAATGTATCCCCATTAGCTGCAATAGTACTTGATTCAGCAGGACTATAATAAGATACTTCTACTGGAATCCAAATTGCTTGAGCGGATTGATAGACATTGACCTGTTCTTTCAGTCCTCGGACCTGTTCATCTAATTGGGATATTTGAGCCCCTTGTTTTTGTATTGTCTCAGAATAGAATTTCCTGTTCATTGAGTTCTCTTGGTTGATATGTTCTATATAGTTATCCTTCTCATGCAGATCCTTTCCTTGGTTATGGATAATACCCATTAACCCTACAATCACCATCATTAAAAATACATTGAATATCTTCTTCATTTATAATTCCTCCTCTAATTCACTTATTAGTTTTTTGATGTAGTCCAACACTAATTTATTATTGTAGTACTTAGCTTGAACTGTCTTACCCTTTATTTCATTATATCCCCATCCGGCTGCAATACCTTCTTTAGTAAATCTCCAACGTTTTCCATCAGGTTTTTCTATTAAGCATTTAAGCTTCAGGTCCTTATTGATCTCCTTAATGATTAAATCACAATGGGCTCTACTAGGATCTACTGTATGGCCACATTGATTGCATATGTCAGTTATTGAGTATCCTTTGACCTTACTAGGTTTCTTTGTCATTACTTCCTTGAATTGGATCAGTTCTAGCAATTTAAGGAATCTCTTGGAATGAAACAATACACCTGAGCCTTTTGCAGTTGCAACAGTCTTCATGTAAGGTTTTCCTTTTGGTGTAGGCCTTCTACCTTTATTAGATCTCAATATATACCCACTATTCTCTAATAATCCATATATGACTCTTGCATAATGCATAGGCCCTATATTGTTTCTCTTTATTAATTCAGGTAGGGTTTCAAACTCATCAAGAATTAGTTTGTCAATTCCCCCTACATCTTTTATAATGCTATTATATGCCCATTCATAAAACTTCATGGTCTTACCTGTTCTTTTACCATATGGCATTATAAAGGTTCTTACACCACTCTCATTGGGCAGTGACACTATCTTCTCTTGGGTTAAATAAATATAGATCCTTTGAATTACTTTCCTAGCCTGATTCTTTGTTAAGGTTGGAAAATCTCTTTTTATAAAATCAGTCAAGGGACTGCAATCTTCATCTACAAACTTAATTCTAACCATAGGACTAGGGAACATATCATTATACTGTTCTGGAGTTAGAAGTTGTTTACCCAGTGCCTTATATAATTCTGGGTTATGTTTAAGTTCAGCTGGAACATTGAATATCATCATAACACCTCCTCATGACTATTGTATCACATTAATTGAATCATGTCAAAGTTCTGGATATCCACAACTGGATGTATAGGAAAGCGTATTCCTGTGTTTACCTATCCATTATATTATACACATACATATGATATTATCTTACAGATATATCAATGTATTGTGTATAATGAGGATATAACAGGAAAGAAAGGTAGTGAAATCAAGGCCTCAGCATGTCTTGGTTATTAATAGGAAGGTAGTAAGTCCACCTGTATCTAACTGTGGATAACTATACGTAGGGACTCTTGAACCGTCACCGAACAAGGCTTGCCTTGGAGGTATGGTAAAAAGAGGCCATTAGAGAAGAAATAGATATCCATAGCTAGGGGAAGAAATAATAACAAGGATCCATAAATAACAGTAAATACTGTCCACACTTAGGGGAAGAATGGGTCTAATGCAGACAGTATGGACATAGAACATTGAAGGCCAATAAGTTTGTCCACAGCTAAGCCCATATCAGCAATTATGCTTAAGTATGGATAACTTCCTCAGTATGACTTCATGGACATACAATAATGATATAAAATATCTGTCCACACTAAAGGAAAGAATTAGAAATATTCTCTAAATATGGATAAGTTTCTATTGTATTCCTTCTGGATATCTTATATAATAATATTGTAATCAAATAACAAATATAAAGGAGAAGATATAAAATGGCTAAAGGATTTGTAAGAACTATCAATGAAATGGTAAATAATAAAGAAAAGGAAATATGGATCAATTGGGTGAATACACCTGAACATCTATATAAGAAGAATCCTAACTTTGTACCTGAAATGAGAAAGATGCTTTTAGATAATGGGTATGTAAGGGAATCAGAACACAACATGGCTCAAGAAACATACATATATAAAGGAGGTAAGTAATATGAACAAACAACAAACAGTATTAAATGACCTATTTAAAAAGGTAAATGAACAAAAACTAATAAAGGGGTTCATCTTTGATAGAGAGGTACTCCAATTCCAATCTCTTGATGGTACAATGGTTAAAGTAAAATTAATAGTAATGGAGGAAACTAACAATGACTAATGAAGGAAGAAAGTTATTGGAACTGTTAATTGATAAGAAAGGTTTAAGAGATTACTTCAATGGGATAAGAGATGCTCAATGGTATCAAAAAGTTCAGGCCCATGACCCATACCTACTCAATACCTTGGAACTTGCTATAACCGATGAGAATGAAGACCTAATGTATATGCAGGTACAAACAATAGTAGGAATGAACATATTGTCTCAACTTGATATTGAAGAAATGGAAGGAACATTATTTTAAGAGGAGGGTGTAAAAACCTTCTTTTTTTCTTTCGAGAAAACTATTGAGATCCTGCGTCAGATCTTATACAATTATATTAAGGTAATAAATGTTAATCAAAGGAGAGATTGTGAAATGGTTGAAGAGTTTGTGGTTATTACCATGCTTACTAAAACTGACAAGAAATTATACTTAAGTATGCAAAATGCTAAACCTACCTGGAGCTTTGATCCAGATGAGGCTTGTGTATGGGACTTTGAGGAGGAAGCTCAAAAGTTTGCGGACAACTGGTTTAAGGGGTTCAAGGATTACAGTATAGAACCTTATAGAATAAATATAATGGAGGGTGTTAGAGTTGAATAATGAAAACAAGTTATGGATTGCAAGTTTATCTCTTGATGGGGTAATTGAAGTTGAAGAGGTAATCATACTAAAGGATCTAGGCCAACAATACAGAGTTACAGCAAATAGCCAATTTAGGAACAGAATCAATAAAAGTGAAATGGGTAGAGTTAGCAGGAGCTATACAAGAGGTGAGACTTATATACCATATGTAATTACTCAATCAGCTACATCTGCAAGGTATAGGCTTAATGAATGGATTGAAGGTAAGATAGGTGAATATGATAAGAAGGCCCAAAGATTAAGAGAGGCCATAGGTGATAAACTAGACAGGGTATTGGACTTACTGGTTTCCACTGAGGCAGACAATGGAGATCCAATGCATGGGTTTACACCTGTAGTTGAACAGTATAAGAAAGATGCAGACATTGAAAACCTAGTTTGTAATATATTTAATCTAGTGTACAATGAGGAGGAATTATGGCAAAGAGTAAATGGGACCAAATAATTAAAGGGTTGGCTAACATAAGCAGTAGCCATGACAGAGTTAAGATTGTTGAAGTACTAATCATGAACATGACCAGGAAGGAAAAGCTTCAGGCTACTAAGGAACTAAAGGAATTGTTTGAAGAGGATCTGCAGTTGGTACTAGATGAACATGAAAAAGAATTACCGGAGGAAGATTAATTTCTTCTTCTTTTTTCGTTGAGATTTGGTAGTAGGTCTCATATAATTATATTAATGAAACAACAGGAGGTAATATATATGAGGATCCATATAATTAAAGATGAAGAAGGTAAGACTATTGGGTGGACTGATACTAAAGACAATGTAAGGGTAGAGATTGAGAACTGGAAGTACAGATACTTCTGCTCACACTGTGGAAGATCAACTAAGGATATGAAGTTTATCAAGGAAGAAGGCTATGAACAAAAAACAGTAACTCTTAAATGCCCATGTGGCAAAATAGTTAGATATGGGGACTAACCTCCCCAGTCTTAAAATTCTTTAAAGTTTCTATTGAGATATGACTTAGTATCTTATATAATGAATATATCAAATGAAGGAGGAGTTACCATGTTAAGATTATGGGCTAAGGAATCTGGAGAAGTAATGGAAGGTAAGGTTAAGATATATGGGGTTATATTCCACATAGCTAGAGGTATAGTTGCATATGATGAAGGAGAAGAAGTTGCATCTGCAGCAGTACCTAAGAAGGAAATACTGGAAGCTTTATCTAAGGATAGAGTGTATGAGAACAAATGGATAAAGGCTGAGATCATCTAAGGAGGACTTCACAAATGGTAGTTGAATTACAATACATAAGATCAGGTAAGGCTCTAGAGATATGTTATTATGAGCTATTACAAAGTAAGGTGGGTGAAGGGGCTCAGGTTCCTGACTCATGTACATACAATTATTATAATAAAGGAGACGATGAAAAATGATAAAAACTAAGTACAATGTATTAGAAGCAGCCAATGATCTATTAAAGGGGGTTTCCCCTGCTTTCTCATCTACTAACCTTCAAATGGTTATAGATCCATTATCAAAGAATGTAGTAATTTTTAATGCTAACACCAACACTAAAGAAACCTTTGGCCAATACCTTAGCAAATTAGCTTATGGGGGTATTCTGGAAGAGAAATGGTTGATAGAGTACCCAGTTATAAGTACTATTCAACTAATCAACTATTACAAAAACCATCCTAACAATGACATAGTGGTTAAGTTCAAATGGACTGGATATGATAGTCCAGAAATGGTTGAAGCTGTTACTGACTTCAAATATGATAACACTAATTGGAATGACTTTGAATCTATAGTATATGCAATCCTAGAGGATGGGTGGACAGAACCACTTGAACAAATACTACTGGAAGGTAGTTGGGTAATTAATGACAGAGGATTAAAGGAGGCTAATATAAATGAAGAAAGCTAATAAATTATTAACTAACCCAAAGATCCTAGAAGGATTGAATCAATTAGGAACCATTGTGGAAGACTTATATCAATCAACTAGTGCTAATTCAGATGTATGGGAAGTAATAGGTGAGATTAAAGGCAAACTTGCAGAAGCTCAGGATTTGGTTAAACCTAAGACCAGAGAGGATCTGTTGAATGATGTAGAGGACATCTATATAGAACTTCATAACACCATTACTCATGGTGGGGACTTCAATGAAATATTGGAAAAGGTAAAGGGTATATTATATAGGGAAGGTATAGATGTATAATGCATGATTTGATAACTATGATTTTCTATTTATCTGGAATATGGATTTTAGCCATAGCTACTACTTTTATGATAGGGGCATTAGCAATTATATATTGGGAGAAACTAAAGGAGGAAAAGTGATGATTCTTATTTCCACAATGTTTGTTGGTTCTATTGTAGTTTTGGGTGTACTCATATGGAGAGACAAGAAGGTTCCGGGTAGATGCCCAGGTTGTATGTATTATAAGAAAAGAGAATGCCAAAGAAGAGGAACACTAATTGAAAACTTTGGGAAGAAAGGTGTATGCTGGATGGAGGAGGAGTATTAATGAGAGTTGTAGTCATAGATCCCATAGGTCTAACAGCTGAGGAAATTCATGAAGCTATTGAAGTGGGTCTAAAAGCTCAACAGGATGGAATTATTCCAGATGATATTGCTCTAGAAGGTTTGACAGAAGCTTTTGAAAGGATAAGAGATCAGTTTGAACAAATGGTAAACAATGAAATACTAGACAAGGGGTTAATAGAGGAAGAGTTTTATGAGAAGTTCATTATGGAGGCACAAAGTGATATTGATAGGCCGGACTATATTGATTCTTATAAATCTCCAACTCTTAACACTAAAGGATATACACCTAGAAAAGAACACAAGTCAAGAGATAGGTTGAGGAGGATTAAGTAGTGAAGAGATTTGGTTACTTCTTCCTCATGCTATGTATTGTAGAATATATAATATCACATTTTAGAAAGGAATAATTATTGGGAGGAATTATTAATGAGTCAATCAATAGAAGATGCAAAAAGAAGGGCTTTAGATGAGATAGAGGACAGAGAATATAGGATTAGAGTTGCTAGTGAGATCAGGTCTGGTGAAAGGAAGGAAATGTCAAACTCTACTGCTATGCTAATATTCTGGATTATGGTTATACTAATAGGTATAATATTCAAAAGCCCAGGGCTAAGCTTCTTGAAATACTTTAGGTGGCTCAAATGACGGGTAAGGAAGTATTAATTGGATTCTGTGTATATTTTGGTTTGCTTATACTGATTGCTTTAGCTTATGCAATAGAAGAGTAAGGAGGATTATATTGGCTGCACTGTATTTAGAATCATCTTTGTGGACTAGATATGAGGGCATAGCTCAAAATTATAAAGATGAATTAAAAGACCCCCAACTATCTAGCCTCATGAAATATGTTCGATATATACTACTTCATAAATACACAACTCTTACAAAAGGTAAAAAACAACAAATAGGATTTCATCTAGGAAAGATTGAGCAAGAATGTAAAAAGCTCAGACAATTACACATTGATGTAATACAATTAAAAATAACACTGAATAGGGGGATATTAGAAGATGTTAAAGTACAATGATAAGGAAGTATTGATAAAACTAGCTGAGGAGTGTAGTGAGCTTGCTGTTGAAGCTAATAAGGCTGCAAATGGTAACATGAGAAGAAACTCCATGGAAGAGGAAATAGCCCATGTTAGGTTATATATTGATGAGGTTATTGCCAGGTATAGGTTAGACCAGTGTGATATACAAAAGGAATACAACCACAAGAAAAAGAAAAAATCACAATAAGATTGACTTGCCTAAAAGGTAATGGTATAATGAATTATATCAATTATTAGGGAGGTAGTATTATGTTTAAACTCTGGAATAAGCTTTTCGGGGGTGCCATGAAAATAAATAGTAAGATAGGTGATTTCAATTCTATCAGGAAGGGCAGATATCCTAAAAGAGTTATAAGGAGGTCAATATTTAACATTATACGAAAAATCCTTTCCTAATTGGTAAAGTCAGAAAGGGAGGGAATATGCCAACAAAGACTCAATGGAGAATGTTCCATTACATCAATAGGGATGGCTCACTAGTTAAAGAATGGGATGGTTTTAGTAAAATGACATTTTCAGAAGCAGGTAAGTTTTTGAGTAAGTATATTGTCAGGAGAATAAAGCCATCCCAAAATAGAAAGAGGAGGTATTAATGGTATGAGTTATATAATAACTAACAATGTTAAAGACTACAAGGGGTTCCTACTTAAACAAGTAAGATATTCCAATGGAGAACTAGGTGGATGGGTTATAGGAGAAGGAGCTTTAGGATCTAATGCATATATAGGACCAGAAGTTATGGTATTTGGGGCAGTATCTGGTGTAGCTAGAGTGGAAGGTAAAAGTATTATAGATGGTATAGTTCAAGGTAATGCTAGAGTGTATGATTCACATATTCGAGGAGTGGTTAAACAAGATGTTATTGTTAATAATTCAGTAATATACAGAGATGCCATTATATCAGGGAAGTCTGAAATATCAAATGCTTTTATACACGATGTTGTTGAAGATGGAGTTAAGATCATTGGAACTGGTGAAGCTTCTAGATCTCTATCTGTTAACACTCCACTAAGGGGTAAGTTGATTATAGAAGGAAAAGGCTCAATAGGATCTAATGCAAGAATATGGGTTCAAGAGGATTATGTATATACCAAAATCTGTGGAGAAGATGTTATGATATATAAGACTCAGGATCTAACTCTACACTGCTCATCTAGTAATCCAGAAGTACAATCTATGGTTAAAAGATTTATAGTTGGTAATATGTATAGAGTAGGAGAATATGCAGATGCAATTGGCTTAAGTGCAGCTATTGGAGAATTATAATCATGAAGAGAGTAATCATACACAAGATAACAGAGGAATTACCAGGACACCTGCAGGGAGTTGACTTTGAAGGTAAAATAGGAACCATGATAAACAACCCTAGACAAATGAGTAGAGTCACAATATATCTGCCAACTGAAAAAGGATCTATGGGATTCATATCTTCAAGGATTTTGAGTATTGTAGGTAAGGATACTAACTTTATAACTTATGAAACTATAAAAGGTATAATCATAGTGGAGGTAATAGATGAAGAGAAGGAAGCCTCAGCTCAGTAAAACAATGGAACTAGCTAAGCTGGGTGTAGAAGAATCAGAAGAAAGGATTTTGATGAGAAGGCTATGGCTTTCAATACTGATCCACAGTTGTATATATTATGAGTTGGATGATTCACTTATTAGTGATGAGGTATGGAACCTAATGGCCCATGAATTGGTCAAGTTAAGAGATGAGAATCCTGGAATAGTTAAAAGCATGAAGTTTCCAGATGAGCTAAGGAAGTTTACACCTGCAACAGGACATGATCTGCCATTAAGAGATCCATGGGTGTTGAGTATATCCCAGGACTTAATAAGAACAAGAGATAGAATGAAAAATACTATAAGACTCGATTTTAGGAGAGTAAAGAATGGATAATCATTTTGAAAAGCTAGTCAATAATTTAGCTGGAGGTAAGGATAAACAATTAACAGAGTATGCAAAGGCCAATATTATTAGAACATTTTGTCCCCATATGTTCTTTCAAGATATGGAAAAGATTCAATGTAGGACCGCCAAAGGTACAATTAAAGCAGGCTTCTCATGTGAGAAGTGTTGGGGATGTAAAATAGTAGATAAACCGCTTAAAAAGAAGGAGAGGAATAAAAATGGCAAAAAGAAGAATAGGACTAATCAAGATACCCCAATATCTAGCAGCAGAGTTGGGAACCCAAGTGGAAAGACAACTAACAATAGAAAAAGTAATGTTCGAAAGGTTACAAAAAGAAATTCAAATAGTGGAAAGGCATAACACCCATGACTATTTATTTTTATATTGTACCCATCCTAAATTTGAGGAGATTGAAGATTACCAGGAAGTGGAAATACCAACTTATGAATACTATTTTAATTCTAGAGGAGATTTGAAATTTACAAATCCCGATAGGCCATCTTCAGAACCAGGGGATCTAAATATATCTTGGGATACAGTACCAACGGGTGAATTATGGAAGGTACTGCAAGAAAGAAAAGGTGTTAAGTCCCAAACTATAAGAGCTACTTTAGGACCTTGTGACATTATATGTAGAACTTTAATTAAACCCACTAAGGAGGATTCAGATGAGGAAGAAAAAGGTCAATAGCCCCCATGAAGAATTAGTAATGGATATTAGGAATCAAGGTGTAACTGATCTACTGGAAACAATATTGAAGATAGATGATAAGAATTATATGGATTTTATTAATGACGCTATTGATATACTGCCCATTGGATTCTTTATACAACCTGCAAGTTCTTCGGGCAAGTATCATCCTGATTATGCAGCAGGTCTAGGAGGTCTTGTTAAGCATACTAAGGCTGCTTGTTTATATGCTGAGATATTATTCCCTATATATAGGTTCAAGGCCTCAACAAAGAATAGTATAAGGTGTGCATTAGTATTGCATGATATAGCTAAGCCTGATAAGAACCATCCTATATTAGCTAAATTGATACTAGAGCCTCTAAGAAATAAATATGGTAAGATATTTGATGAGGTTATCCCCTTAATAGAATCACATATGGGGCAATGGGATAAGTATGGCAAACTACCTACCCCTATAACTGAAGCTCAGAAGTTTGTCCATCTATGTGATTATCTGGCATCAAGGAAAGAATTAAATATTCCCATAAGGTAGGTGATTTGGTATGGGTTTTGCTAGACAACAAAGAAGGAAACAAGCCAGAAAAGAAGATAATGATGTAACTAAGGAATTAAGAGACCTACAAAAATTACCCTTGAATGAATTTGCACAAACTATATATGACCAGATGATTAGTGAACATTTTAAGATCAGGAACATTATAATTGAAGCTTTAAAGGAGACCAAAGGCATTGGCCCTAAAAGGATTCAACAAATTCTGGATAAGTATGAAGTTAAATATAAAGAATATTTAGAAAAATAGGAAAATGTTCGTTGACATAGTTCTAGCTGTATGGTAATATATTAATGTAATCAAAAAAATTAATTTTTTAAAATATGAGGAGGAAACAAAAATGGCAAAGGCAAAGGCAAAATGGTTAGAGGAATCAAGCAACAAGGAATTACTGGAAATTGTAAAGGCAGGTATATCTGGGGATGAAGCTGCAGGAAAGAAAGCTCCAAAGGCTGTTGATGAATTATTAGAAAGAACACCAGACACAGATGGGGAAGTATCAGTAGAGGAAGCATTAGCTAACCTAGAAGTAGCAACTAATGTGGTTAAAGCTGCATACCAAGCTGAATTAGATGCAATGGATGGAGATCTAGGTGATACTGAAGAAGGCGGCGAAGATGAAGAAGAAGGAACACCTTCATTAGCTGATATGTCCAAGAAAGAACTTGTTGAAATAGCTAAGGAATTAGGAATCAAGGGAGCTAAGAAAAAATCACAAGAGGAGCTAATCAAATTAATTGAAGAAGCTCAAGGTGAAACTGAAGAAGAAGATGGGGAAGATGATGTAGACTATTCTGAAATGTCTAAGAAAGAGCTAATAGCTGAATGTAAGGATAGAGGACTTAAGGTAAATAAAAAGGACTCAACTGAAAAATTAATAGCTGCCCTAGAAGCTGATGATAAAGACAAATAATATCCTTTAAGGGACATAATGGGAGGCTTAGGCTTCCCTTAATTTTTACAGAAAGGAGACTTAGTATAAAATGGATAAACTAATATATCCAAATAAGGCTAAACCCATATACTGCCCTGAGCTGGGAACCTATTACCCCTCAGCTAGTAACTGTGCAAAGACATTAGGAATTAGCCTACAAAATATCCGAAAGGTGTTAAAAGGTGATAGACAGACTTGCCATGGTTACCATTTCGAATATGCGCCAGAGGAGGTCCAGGATAAGGGGGAAGAATAAATCATGGGTGATAAGAAGGTCCAATTCCTAAAAGACATATATTCTAAACAGTGTGAAAATGGGGACTATATAATCTTATCAGCTAAAGGACTGGATACTCCTTGGAAAGATGTGGCTATCCCTTATAATGATAAGACTATTGATAAAAAGTTAGATGGGTTTTTTAAACAGTACCCCACTGAAGACTATGATCTCTATTGGTCTCCAATGCCATACGCAGGACCTAAGAGAAGACTAGATAATTCAATAGAAAGTAAATTCCTAGTACAGGATATAGATGAGTATGATAATCCTATGTCCATTGAACCCAAACCAAGCTACCTATGGGAATCATCTCCTGGAAAGTATCAGGGAATATGGGAGCTTGATAGGTATATACCAGAATCTGAATATACACCCTTAAACAAAGCTTTAGCTGAGTCTATTGGTTGTGATGATTGTTTCGACTATTGTCATGTATATAGAATACCTGGAAGTATAAACCATAAGTATAAAAATAACCCAAAGGTTAAATCTCCACAACATACTAACATGATCTATAAACCTAAGAATCTTAAAAAACTTCTAGGTGTAAATCATAAACAAGAAGAACCCACTGGAGATATAGATTCTAATGATCTAACTGAGAGAGGTATATATGCTAAATATAATATCCCCCAAAAGGTCAGAGATTTATTAGCTCTAACAGACATTACAGGTATTGACAGAAGTGATACCATATGGTATATTGAAAATAAGCTACATGAATTAAAGATGACCCCCAATGAGATTATTTACCTTGTGAAAAATTCATCCTTTAATAAATATAAAGGGAGACATGATGAAGATAAAAGGCTTAGAAATGAGCTGGATAAAATCATTAGTGGGAAGATTGAAGGTAAGATACAAAAAATGGAAGAATCCCAACTTAGAGTAGATTCCTACTTTGATGTAATGGGGAATCAAAGATCCTTTCCAGGATGGCTAATTGAAGGATTCTGGGGAAGAAGATCACATGGGATTGTAGCTGGTCAACCTAAAGTATTTAAGTCTACATTTACTCAGGATCTAATAATATCAGTAGCCTCAGGAAGACCCTTTCTAGGGAAATATAAGGTATTAGAACCTGGACCTGTGATATTAGTTCAAAATGAAAATGCTGATTGGATACTTAAGGATAGAACTGAAAAATTAATTAATCATAGAGGATTGGTGGGTAAAGCTAAGATAAGGAATAGCCATATATTAAATGTTGATTTTCCACCAGAATTGCCAATACACTTCATTAACCAACAAGGATTTAGTTTTGATAATGACTCTCATAGAAAACAATTAGAAGATATGATTGTAGAAACTAAACCTGTGTTAATAGTATTTGACCCATTGTATTTAATGATTAATGGAGACTTAAACAGTGCTTCTGAATTAGGTCCAACACTACAATGGTTATTACATCTAAAGAACACCTATAACACTGGAGTCATGGTAATACACCATTATAATAAAGGTGGAAATGCCACTCAAGTAAGAGGTGGTCAAAAGATGTTAGGTTCAGCTATCCTACATGGTTGGGTAGAATCTGCTTGGTATTTAAAAAGAAGTGATGATGATCTAGAAGAACCTGATGAGGATATAGAGGATTTTGATAAACAATCTGATGTGCCTTCCAAGGTAATCATGGATAGAGAGTTCCGTCTTGCAGGAACATTCCCACAAATACAATTAGAAATAGCAATGGGTAAGCATGGAGATCCTTATTATCATGTAGATGTAACAATGCCAGATAAGGAAGATAGGCCTAGTAATAAAGGTAGCCAAATCGAAAAGGATATTATAAACCTGATTGAATCACAAAGTGTTCCAGTAACTAAAGAAGATTTGAGGGAAAGGCTGGGATTAAAACATAAACAAATAAATGTGGCCTTGGATAAATTAATCCAGGATAAAAAAATCTCACCTACTAAAAATGGTTTTACTCTTTACAAATAAAACTATTAATGATATAATCTAATTATCATAATCGGAAGGAAAGAGATGTTATGAATATATATTTAAACTTCGAGGAGGGAATGGTTAGGATAAAAAAATATGTAGTGGTTATAGTTATGAGAAGTAATAAAAAGGAAAAGATCCTTTATAACTCTGGACTACAATATTTTTATACTGAAGCTTCCAAAAATCTTTATGTTAGAAGTATAAAAGAGAAATTTAAAGGTTCCAATTTAGAGGTTCATGATGTAGATATATATCAAGCCCATGCCCCTGAATCAGATACAAAGGTTAGAGGAAAATATTGGTGTCCCTATTGCCAAGGATATCACAAATATAAGAAGGATGGCTACTCAGGTTATTTAAGATGTGAAATTTGTGGTATGTCAGATGGTGACTTCTATGTTAAAACTTATAATCATTTATGGTCAAAGACTGGAATTAAAACAACTGTATCAACAGTTCCAGTTGAAAATAAATCCACTAAAAAGAGGAGAGTGAAGAGAAAATGATAATTTGCACTGGAATGGATAATACGGGTAAAACTACACTATGTAATAAGTTAAAGATTCATTATGGATTAGAACTTAAAAAATCCCCTGGGCCTATATCTTACCCTGAACAAAAAGAATGGATGATGGAACAAGCTTTGAATAGTTTAGTATCTAATGAAGAAGTTATATATGATAGGTTCTCATTTATGGAAGAAATGGTATATGGTACTGTGTTAAGAAATGGCACATTATTTGATTTTAATTCTGAGGTAGTTAAAGCTGTTGCAGCTACTAGGCCTCAAATTATATATACTAGACCCCCAAGAAAAAAGATCTTTAACTTTGGTGATAGAGAACAGATGAAAGGTGTTGTTGACCAAAAGGAAGAGTTACTCAATGCCTATGATGAATTAATATTTAATATGATATCAAAGGGATGGTTGGTCCATGTATATGATTATACAGAACCTGCAGCTCTTGAAAAATTAATGGAAAAGATAAACATGACCTTATTACTAAAAACAAAATTGGGAGGAATTTAATATGAATATTACACATGCAACTGAGGAACAAATAATAGGGGATAAATTACAAGCCATATTTAAAAGACAAAGTGAACTAATGGAGAAGTACCATGACATTGAAGCTAGATCTGGACTATTACAGACACCCTTCGTACCTGTGAATATTAATGACAAAAGGGGTCAAGCTAGAATTAAGGATTTTGCATGGAGGTTGACTGAAGAATTAGGAGAAGCTCTGGATGCCCTATCACATGAAGAGCATTTTCAGGAAGAACTTATTGATGGATTGCATTTTCTAACAGAGTTGACAATACTAGCTGGGAAGGATTATAATAGTATTATACCTAACACTATAGATGTAGAAAATATAGAAGGAGACTATCTAGATAAACTTCATGCCATAGCAACAATAAATTATATAAGTACCCATCTAGCTGATAATATAATGATCTTCATAAGAGAACTTGGCATGATGTGTAATTGCCTCAAAAATAAACCTTGGAAACAATCTCAAATGTTAACTGACATGGAAGCTTTTAATACTAGGTTATATAATACATGGGTAGCTTATATAGGAATACTAGAAGAATCTGGATTATTATCAGAAGATATAGCTAATATATATTTGAAAAAATCTCAGGTAAACCAATTCAGACAAAGAAGTAATTATTAAGAGGTGATGTAATGCTAATAAGGGAATACCAAAACTTTGATGAGCTATTCCTAAAACTGAATCAAGAAATTATATTGAATCCAGAGGAATGTATGGACTATACTCAAAATATCCAAGGATTCATGGAAGACCTAATCATTACTTGTCATGGACATGGCTGTACCTTAGACTTGGGTGATTTTGGTTATAAGGTTGGTAAATGGGGACATTTATTAAGATCCTATATTGACTACCCACAACTTCTTGAATTTAGGGAAAAGCTTCAAACAATAAGTGGTATGTCATACACATATTACTTCAATAGGAAAAAGGCCACTAATGGCTCATGCCTCATAGCTGTGGTTATGACTAGACCCAAAAGAAAAGGCCCATGGAAACACATGAAGATCATGTATAGAGTATGTGAATTACAAAAGAAGTTTGCAGCAGATTTGGTTTTAATAAACAGATTCATTGAAGAATTACCCCAAGAATGTTGTGAGATTGATGAAATTACCTTCCATATGTCTCAAGCTTATTTATCAGGTATGTTTATAAATGGCTACTTTGAATATTTCAAGGTTGATAGAAAAATTATTGAAAAGAGTAAACATCCATGGCATAGAACTCTAACTTCAAACTTTAATAGGTTTTTTAAATCTCCTGACCAAATACACTCATACAAAGCTCTTCAAAAGATGCAAAAATTACATTTTGGTATGGAAGACTTTGAATCAATACAACTGGAGAAGTTATCAATAGATGAGTACTTTAAATAATCATATAACTATCTTTGAAGTCTCACCTTGTGGGATAGGAAATAAAAACTTAGTTGTAAGAGTGATATGTAGTGAAGCTAAGGACTGGAGTGAAAAACAAATAAGAGATAATTATAAAAGGATTAAAAAACTCATGAAGAAAAAGAATCATGATTTTAAAGAACTTGATGTATTTATCTGGTATGAAGACCCTACAAAAAATAATTGGCCTGGAGCTAATATCATAATAAATAATAAAGGAGAGAGGCTGTAAAATGAGAATATATATTGATGTAAATGAAGCTTTTGAAGAAGTTAAAAGAGACTTAATGGAAATGGGTATTGAGGTTAAACCCAAATCAATGCAAGATAAGGACATTGAAGGAAACACTGACTATTATACAAAGGAACTACAAAATTATTCATATAGTATATTAGCTGTTAAACCAGAAGATGTTCCTAGAGTAACACAACCTTGGGCCGATGCTGAATTTGAGGAAAGAGTAATGGATCCAATAGGTCTTAGGAATTACTATGATGATGAAGAACTACTATCTAAGTTTGGTATTAATGTAGAAAAGTCTGATGAGAAATACACAATTAATCCGGGTAAGGCATATAAGCTAAGAGATGAAGTATGGAATGAGTTTTTACATGATGGGGAATTTGGTTATACCTATAATGAAAGAATTAATCATTTTAACCAACTAAACCAAATCATCAATAGGATTAAAAAAGATCCAGGCTCAAGACAACTATGGTTATCTCTTTGGGATCCATCTATAGATCCAGCTCATATTGGGGGTAAGGTAAGAGTACCATGCTCATTAGGATATAATTTCCAAGTAAGAGAGGGTAAATTAAACATCCACTACATTATGAGAAGTTGTGATTTTGCTACTCACTTCCCTAATGATGTTTACCTATCAATGAAACTATTACAATATATAGCTGAACAAACAGGCTACCCTGTAGGCTCATTTACACATACCATATTCTCACTCCATGTATATAATAAAGATGTTGAGGGGGTATTCTAATGAATCATTGTAAAGATGAGGATAACAAAAGAACAGAAAAGGTTAGGAACATTGTATGGGGTGATAGTGTTAAAGATGATAAGGTAGCTGTATATATTACCAACTTAAATGGATTAGTTAAGACTACTGGATTAAATGTAAAACCTGGAATAGGTTTATATGAAGAAGGTGTATTAATAGCTACTATTGAATATGACCAGAATAAAGGTGAATACTACGCTATGCCACCAATTTAAAATTTTGAGGAGAGTAACATCTCCTCTCTACCATTAGGAGGTAACTATATGTCATGCAAAAATTGTGGATTACACATACATTCAGCCCCCACTTGTATACAAGGTTGTGGTAGTAAAAAAGCTGATATAATGATTATAAATAGTTTAGCTGGAGATTTAGATGAATCTGAAGAAAAAGCTATAATGGATGATGTATTAAAAAAACATTTACAAGATATAGGTATTGATCTTAAAAGGGTATATTATACTAATGCTATTAAGTGTAGAACACCCAAAGGAACTAAGGTTAAGATAACTGAGGTTAAGAGATGTAAGAAATATTTGGATGATGAGATAAAAAAGGTTAATCCCAAATTTGTATTAGCTATAGGAGCTCAGGCTACAAAAGCTTTAACTGATGAGGGTATCACATCAATAAATGGAGTTATTAGAGAAAAGGATGGTTATAAATATATGGCTACTTTTGCTCCTGGTATTATATATAGAGATCCAGGAAAAGCTCCTTATGTAATACAGGCCTTTAATAATTTCAAAGATATGGTAAAGGGTATTGAAACCAAATTACCTGAATTAAATATAAAATTTGTAAAAAATAAGAGAGAGATTATTAAGGCCTTACATTATTTAGAAAAGCATAATTATAGACAAATAGCTTATGATATTGAGACTAGAGGTCTAGATAGATATAAACAAAATATAACCCTATTTGGTTTTGGTAATGATAAAGTACAATTCATATTGCCTTTGGAAGTAAAATACTCACCCCTGAGGGGTAAGAAGATAGCACAGATCAATCTGATGAGGTTCCTCATTAAGAGGTTGAATAATATCACAAATGAAAGGATAGGACAAAATGGTAAGTTTGATGATTTATTCATAGAAGAAGTTTTTGGTGTAAGGCCTGATATTACCTTTGATACTATGTTAGCTTCCCATGCCCTTGATGAAAATACCCCAAATGGATTAAAGGAGAATGCTGTAAGATTTTGTGGGGCTAAGGATTGGGATATTAATAAAAAGCTAAAAACTGGTAATGTTCAAACCAAGTTGGATTATGAGCAATACACTAGTTATTTGGGATATGATGTATTCTACACCTTTAAACTCAAAAAGAAATTCAGAAAACTATTAAGACAAGATATGGCCATATATAAAATATTCAAGCATATCTACATGCCTGCTAGCAAGGCCTATGAGGACATTCAAAAGAAGGGAGCATATGTTAGACAGAAACAATTTAAAGAGGCTGAAAAGTACCTTAAGGATAAATTGGCTGATATTGAGAAAAGACTTAAAAAATATACAAAGGGTAAGGAAATTAATTGGAACTCACCAAAACAAGTGGGGGATTTTTTGTATAAGGATCTTAAGTTACCAATATTAGAAAAGACTGAATCAGGAGCTCCAGCTACAGGTGAATCCATATTATTAAGATTAAGAGATAAACACCCTGCAGTTGAAGTATTATTAGAATATAGAGGGGTCCATATACAGATATCCCATTTTATTACTGGGTGGCAAGAGAGAATGGTTGGCAAGAGATTACACCCTAACTTTAAACTTCATGGAACAGTAACAGGAAGAACCTCATCCAATGACCCAAATCTTCAACAGGTTCCTAGAGATAAAATTATAAGGAGCTTAATAGGAGCCCCTGAAGGAAGAGTATTTGTGGAAGCTGATTTATCACAAGCAGAATTAAGAATAGCCGCTATGATGAGTGGAGACCATACAATGAAGCTTACTTATCAAACTGGAGGAGATATTCATAATACAACTTACAATGCCATAGCTGAGGATAGAATTGAGGATGAAAAGGATCCAGCTGTTAAAAAAGAAAAAAGGAAAAAGGCCAAGGCAGTTAATTTTGGTTTCCTATATGGTATGGGATGGAAAAAATTCCAGGAATATGCAAGAGATACTTATGGTCTTAAACTTACTGATAAGGAAGCTAAGGAATATCGTAAACGTTTCTTTATGATGTATACAGACTTACCAGCATGGCATGATAGACAAAGAAAGATAGTTCATGCATTGAAACAGGTTAGATCACCAATAGGAAGATTAAGAAGATTACCTGATATTGATTCTTCTGAAAAGTCAAAAGTTGCCGAAGCCGAAAGACAATCAATTAATTCACCAGTTCAAGGGTTTGGCTCAGATATTACTCTATTAGGATTATGTGAGTTAATGGGTTATGCAAAATATTATAATCCAGAATGGGTTGTAGACAAATCAAAATTTGATTGTATTGGAACAGTTCATGACTCTATACTTTGTGAAGTTGATGAGGATTATGTAGAAGAGTTTGTATGGAAGATCAAGAATATAGTACAATATTCTAAGGTTCTTACTAAGGTCTTTAAATTTAACCCAACTGTTCCAATAATAATGGATGTTTCAGTGGGTAAGACCTGGGGTAATTGTAAAGAGCTGGACTTTAATGGAGACTGGAAAAAAGAAGTTAAAAATATATTAAAAGATATAAAACAATCTGCATAAAATGATATTGACATAGCTTAAAGGTTATGATAATATATTAATGATGAAGAAAGGAGGTGATTCCTATTAAAGTTTCAAACTCCAGAATTAATTTATTTCTAAGATGTCCCTATGCACATTATTTAAAATATTATGAGCATCTGGAAAGAAAAACTAAAGCTGCAGCTCTTCAAAGGGGTACTGTAGTACATGAAGCTATTGAGGCCTACAACACAGGTAAATCCTGGAAGAAGGTAATAAAGAGATTTGAAAGAGACTTCATGAAAAATACCATGGCTGAGGAAAGAGTAGAACTGGGAGATATCCCTAAAATAGCTCAAACTATATGTGAAAACTATTTTGCTTGTTATGAGCAAGAGGATGAGAACCTAGAATATATCCAAAATGAATTACACTTTGATCTGCCATTGACCAAAACCATAACTTTGGAGGGGTATATAGATGCTCTAACCTTAGATAATAAAATCCTTTGGCCAATGGAACATAAAACCTATGCTAGATTACCAGATAGAGACTTCTTAATGTTTAATTCACAATCTGGAAGATATATATGGGCTTTATGGGAATTAGGTTATAATCCTGCAGGATTCCTGTGGAATATACTTTTAGTAAAAGAACCTGCAAAACCAAAAATGACTGAGAAGACTAATAAACTTTCACTTGCTGCAATAAACTCTACACCTTTTGCGGTAGAAAAGGGAATCAAGGAATTGGGATTAGATCCTAGAAAATATAAGGATTATATCAACAAATTTAGTTATGATGATTTCTTTTTCAGACACAAAGTAAGGCTATCAAAACCAGTAGTTAATTCAATCATGGAGGATACTATACAAGTAGCTAAAATGATAGAATCCCATGGCATGACCTATAAGAGTAAGAATCTAGGTAAAGATTGTGGATGGTGTTCCTATAAATCCATATGCCAAGGAGAATTATGTGGTTTAGATGTAGACTTCATTAAAAAGACTGAATATGTAATAAGAGAAGGAAGGGATAAAAAAGATGGTAAAGAAAAAGGGAAGTCCCAGTCCACCAAAAAAGTCAAGCATAGAAGATAGGATAAAGGATCTAATGGATATGAATATGCCTTTAGTAACAACTTTGTATGGTAGAGGTGGAACAGGTAAAACTACTATTGCAAGTTTCTACCCAAAGCCTATGTTATTTATTGATGTAAAAGACAAGGGTACGGAATCAGCTAAACACAAGAATCTTAAAAGAGGAGATGTTAAGGTTTTTGAGGTTAAAGATTTGGATGACATTTATGAGATCTATGACCATATAGTTGATAGTGGAAAATATAAATCGGTAATTATTGACCATATGACTGCATTACAAGAGATATCACATAATAAGGTTAAAGAAGAAGAAGGTAAAGATCAGATGTCTCAAAGGATGTTTGGAGTATCAGCTGGATATTTAAAAGAGATTGTACAGATGTATAAGGGGTTGGGAGATATGGGAATAGATCCTGTATTCCTATGCCAAGATAGACTACAAGAAGGTGATGGAGAAGGAGATGAACAACTTCTACCAGAAGTAGGAGCAGGGTTAATGCCTTCAGTGGCTACCTTTCTAAATGCTGCCTCAAGAATAATTGGTCATACTTATTTATATGAAACCATGACTAAGACTGGAAATATGCAAGTCCATAGAGAAATAGAATATAGGCTAAGGTTAGGGCCTAACCCTTACTATGTTACTAAATTTACTAGGCCTAGAGGTACACCTTGCCCACAATATTTAACTATAGATGTTGAGAATGGTAATCCCTATGAAGACTTACAGACTATATTAAGGGGTGAATGGAAAGCTCCTACAGTAACTAAAAAACCCAATAAGAAAAAAGGTAAGAAGGTTAAAAAATAGTTCTTGACATAGTTTAAATGCTGTGTTAATATAAAATTATCCATGAATAGAAAACTATAAATATTTAGGAGGAATTTAAAAATGGCTAAAAGAAATGGAAGAAATAAAGGAACAGGTGTTAGTGTTGATTTATCAGGAGTTGAAACTGGAAGTAGAAAGGCTATACCAGAAGGAACTTATCCAGTAACTGTTGACTCAATAGAATTGAAAAAATCCGATAACTCAGGCGGTAATTATTTATCCTTTACTTTTGAAGTTGAAGAAGGAACACATAAGGGGTCTAAATTATTCCATAACTGTTCATTACAACCCCAAGCATTATTCAACTTAAAAAGTGTATTATTAGCTTTAGGATTTGAAATACCTAACAAGGCTTTTGACTTAGATACTACACAACTTGTGGGACTATCATGTTTAGTAGAAGTATCTCATGAGGTTTATGAAGGTAAGAAAAAAGCTAGAATCACTGATTTTATAAATCCAGAAGATTCCGATGATGATGGAGAAGACTCTGATTTTGATTTAGAAGAATTGGAAAAAGATGAATTAGTGGAATTAGCTAAAGCTCTAAAAATAACTGCTAAAAAGATCAAGGGAGCTAAAACAGAAGAAGCACTAATTGAACTAATTGAAGCTGTTGAAGATTGGGAAGAAACAGCAGAGGAAATGTTTGGAGAAGAAGATAGTGATGATAATGAAGAAGATGAGACAGAGGAAACTCCAGAACTAGAAGATCTTGAACTTGACTCATTAAAGGAATTAGCTAAATATATGGACATACCAGCTAAGAAAATGAAAAAGGCAAAAACAGAAGAAGCTATAATAGCTGTTATACAAGATTCAGCAGATGAAGATGAAATAGAAGAAGCTATTGAACATTTATTTGGTGTAGACTCAGATGATGATGGGGGAGAAGATGATGATACTCCAGATTATGAAGAAATGTCTCTAAAAGATTTAAAAGCCCTAGCTAAGGAAAGGGGAATCAAAATAACCAAGAAAGATGATAAAGATTCCATCATTGAAAAGCTAGAAGAAGATGATGAGGAATAATTAAAAATTGAATAGGGGCCTGTAATGGGCCCTTTTATATTAGGAGGAAATATTATGAAGCAGGATAACTTAAAAATAACTGTTGAGATCACACAAGGCACATACAGGGAAATAGCTGATAGAGCTAGAACTACTATTGGTATGGGAAAAGGTGATAAGGTTATATCCTTAAACTATGTTAGAAAGATGTACTTGTGTGAGCATAGCCCTATTAGAATTAGAAATTTCTTGATAAGGATTGAAAATGTTCCAAGCTGGTTATCAGTACATTTTGTTAGACACCATGTAGGATATACTCCTTTTGTATCTACACAAAGGGATGATAGAAACCCAACTATTATAGATAGAGATGAAGAGAAACAGGGTAATTTAGTTACATTAGAGATATATGCTAATGTTCAAGCTATCATAGCTGTAAGTAGGAAAAGGCTATGTAATTGTGCTCACCCAAGAGCTAAGGCTTTATGGTCTCAGGTAATACAAAAGCTTGGGGAAGTGGATGAAGTAATACCAAAAATAGCTGTTCCTGATTGTGTATATAGAGGATGGTGTTTTGAGCATAAATCATGCAACTACCATCAAAGCCAAGGATTCGAGAAAGCTATCAATGAGTATAGAGAAGGTATAAATGGATGGAGAATGCAGTAGTTAAAAAAATCAGAGAAGCCATAAAAAAAGAATATCCTAAGGCTTTTCAATTCAAATCTCATGGGGGAATGTATCAAAGATCAGGACTACCTGATATTATATGTAGTATCAATGGTATATTTGTAGGTATAGAAGTTAAAGATGTGGGTAAGGAGAATACTCTAACCAAAATACAGCAACACAATCTAGATGTGATAAATGAGTCAGGGGGTATTGCTTTTATGTCTTCATCTGCAACACATACTATAAAAGAATTAAAGAGGAGGATTAAGAAATGGGAAATAAATATTTAGGACAGGAACTAGTACCAGAGGGAGATCATAAAATGGGAGAGACAGTAAAGATGTGGGTGTGTGATGGTATAGCTGTTAAAGTGGATAAGCCCATAAACAAGGTAGCTAAACATCAAATTATATGCCAAGAAATGAACGCTTTATATCAAAGGAAGAATGATAAGTATGGAGATAGTTTCCACAAGACATATGAAGAATATGGTTCTGCTATGTTATGTATAAGGTTAGATGATAAACTAGCAAGAGCTAAACAACTCCTAATCCATGGAAAAGAAGCTACTGATAATGAGTCTATTAGAGATACATTAATTGATCTGGCTAATTATGCTATCATGGGAATAATGGAGTTAGAAGATGAAAAAAATCCAACTATTTAAACATCAAAAGGAGGCCCTGAAAAGGGTCTTAAAAAATCCCTATTATGCACTATTCATGGAACAGGGGACTGGTAAAACACTAGTGGCTATTAAGGCCATTGAGAAAAGGTATAAAGAAGGAAAGCTTACTAGAGTTTTAATATTTGTACCTAAGACTATTGTATTTAATTGGCAGGAAGAAATTGAACGATTTTTAAGTATACCTAAAAAGAGTTATAGAGTTGAGGTTCTGGATGAAAGGAAAAAGGAGAAACAAATTGAGGCTCTTAAGAACTTCTATAAATTAGATCCTAGCAAACTAACAGTTAAGCAATTAAGAACCATGACAGAGGCTCCTAAAAAGGCTACTAAGACAGAGATGCTTAGGAATATACCTCAAAAACTTCAAATTCTAGTTATCAATTATCAAAAGTCATGGGTATTAAATAAGGAGTTAAAGAAGTATAAGCCCCAGATGTTAGTTATTGATGAATCACACAAGTTGAAGAATAGGAATGCTGATATCTCTAAAAATATTCACAGGTTAACTAGAGAATGTGATTATAGGATTATTATGACTGGAACTCCAATATGTAATGGCTATGAAGATATATTTATGCAATTCAAAATATTAGATGATAATATACTAGGTAGTAATTATGGTGATTTTGAAGAAGACTATGTAGTTAAAGGTGGGTATATGAATTATCAGATCACAGGATATCAAAACATTGAAGATTTGGATAGAATCATACAAGAGAATGCATATAGAGTTAAAATTGAAGAGTGTATTGATCTGCCTGAACAAATACCCGATCTATATTTAACCTGTGAATTGAATCCAAAGGCTAGGAAACTATATAATGAGTTGGATAAAGAAATGGTAGTTGAATTAGATCTACTACAGGAAAACCTACCTCGTAAAGAATTGAAGTCCATATTGAAAAATCATGAAGTAAAGTATAGCCCAAGAGAATCCTATTATGAATTATTAATAAAGGCTGCACAATATGTTAATACTTCTTCAGTTGAATTAATCATGACTAAAACTATGAGGCTGCAACAGATAACAGGTGGGTTTATAAAAATGGACTCGGGTGAAGTGTTGAATATTAGTAAGGATAAACTATTGATGGCTAAAGAGTTTGTTGAAGAGTATTCAAAGCCTCTAGTAATATTCTGTCAATATATTCCTGAAATTGATATGCTTAAAAAAGAATTGGGTAAAATTAAGAGGGGCATGAAAAAGAAGAAACTAAGGATAGAAACTATTACTGGTAAAACTAAGGATAAGGGTAAGATTAATAAAGAGTTCCAAGATGGTAAAATTGATGTATTGATATTACAATTAAAAGCTGGTAGTGTTGGCTTGAATCTGTTTAAGGCTTCTAAATTAATGTTTTATAGTTGGAACCATAGCTATGATGATTATGTCCAGGCTATAGCAAGAATTAAAAGAAATGGGCAAAAGGAACCTTGGCAAATTATACATCTAATAGCTCAGGATACCATTGATTCTAAAATCCTAAAGGTGATAAAGTCTAAGGGTGATTTAGCTAAGAGGTTATTAAGATAATTATTTACTTCCTCCTAAGAGTATGGTATAATAAATATATACTAACTTAATAGGAGGATTTATTATGAGATCATTGATAATTTTACATGCCTTAAACCACATAACCATATATAATAATGATGGTGAAGAAAGACATATTATGGTTCCACAAGAAAGTAGAGAAGAAAGAAAGCAATTCATTAGAAATTTATTTGGTGATGATATAGCAGATAGACTATTGAAAGTGTTATTATCTGAAGTAAGGATTCCTAATTCCCATGAAACTTGGATTGGTAATATAGCTGTACAAACTGAGAAGGACATTATAAATTGTGATGTTAAACAAGCTACAGAAAATATGTTCAGGACTATATCTGATAGAGGAGAATTAATAGAAGCTGAACATAGAGCAAAAGAAACTATCATGGGTATTGAATCATCAATAAAAGGAAAAGAATCCCAGGTTGAAACACCAAATAAGAAAAATAAGAGTAATACAATCAAATTGAATTTCAACACAGAGGTAGCTAACAGCTCCGCTAAGGCTCCTGTAGTAAATAATACATCTAAAACCTCATTAGATAATATAATAACACTAAAAGACCTATGTATTGAGGTTAATATTGACCCTGGTAAAGCAAGAAGAATACTTAGAAAAAATGAGGATAGGTATAAAATAAATGGTAAATGGGAATGGGATCTAAAAAGTGATATATTGAAAGAAATTAGGGGCCTATTGAAATAGGCTCTTTTTTATAGCCAAAAAGAAATTGTTAAAATTAGGAAAGTTTCTATTGAGATATAATATTCATACTCTTATAATGATACTGTCATAAAAAATTAAATATATAAGGAGAGAGAAAACTATGAGTAACAAAGATTTGGCAGATATGTCATATAAGGAAATTAAGGAGGAAGCTAAGAGATTAAAAGTAAAAGAATGGTGGACTTTTGATTTTGCTACATTGGTGAGTATAGTAAAAGATGTTAGGAAGGAATTGAATTTGGAAAGTGCCCCCAAGGTTGAAAGGAAAGTAAGGAAAGCTAATGAACCTGCTGAAACTACTGTACAAATACCAGATGAAGTAAAAAGGGAAAATATAACAACTCTACAGGATATATTAGATAAGTTGAAAAAGGAAGGTAAACCCATAAAAGGTTCAAAGGCAAGAAGAATATTAAGGACTGGTAATATTGAAAGACCCTTTGAAAATTGGGAGTGGGATAATAAACTACACAAGGATATCATAAAAGAGGTTGAAAGGTTATTAAGGAAATAAAGGAACAGGGGCTTAAAGGCCCCTATTTTTATTCAGGCTTTTTATTAATTCCTTCCATTAATTGCTTAAAGATTTGGTTACCATAAACTGCCAATGCTGTAAGTAATATGGCTTGTATGACAGCCTCAACCACAAAGCCTATTATAAGGAAACAAAACATAATAGCTATTGCTAATAGTATGAAGGGGATTAACCAATCGGGAATCCTCTTTGTACCTTTTAACATTAAACCTATTACATAAATAACTAAGACAATAACTAATACCTCAGGTTTGATAAATTGCATAACATCCATTTTTATATTCCTCCTTCAAATTATATACTAAATAATGCTCTAAGGGTTTTAGGTCCAGCTATTCCATCAACTGATAGACCTCTAGCTTGTTGGAATGATCTAATTGCTGCTATTGATTCATCCCCATACCAACCATCTGCCCCAAATTGTGGTAATCTATACCCTAATTGTAAAAGCCTTTCTTGTACAACTTTCACAATTTGATTTTGAGTACCTTTTGTTAATAATACATTGTCAAGTAATGACCATGATCTATCCCCTAAGAATCCATCAACTGCAAGTTTAGGACCATATACAGAGTTAGCAGCTTTTTGTAAGTTTTGAGCTACAAAACCTTGAACAAAGAACTCCCATGTTTGTTTCTTAGCATTGATTACTTCCTCTGGTTTTCCTACAGGTGTAGTTACTGGTACATATGAAGCTCCAATATGTTTTAATATACCCATAGCAATAGCTGTACCAATAGCTTCTTGCTCCTCAATACTATCTAATATAAATCTATCATCACTATCTACAAAACCTGGTTCAACTATAACAGCAGTCATTCTTGTCTCTCTGATTACACCAAAATAGTCTCCATTTTGACCTGCTTTAGTATATGCTCTTCTAAGGTTTTGACCAGTAGTATCTCTGATACTATCAAGTATTGAATTAGATAAAGCTTGACCTTCTCCAGGATGGATACTATATATAGCCTCAGCACCATCTCCACCACCACCATTGTAGTGATCTGATATGAAATAATCTGCTCCCCATTCATTTGCCATTCTTGCTCTTTCATTTATATCCACATATACATCTGATTCTCTGGTTAATTTAACTATTTGGCCATTAGCTTCTAATACTGCTTTTGCCTTTCTAGTAGTTACCATAACCATGTTCTTTTCTACTAAACCATTAGCTACTACCCCTGGATCGCTTCCACCATGTCCTGGATCCATCATAATTTTCTTTTGAATCATTAATAATCCCTCCTTAAGGTTTTATACCTTGATATACTTTTAATGCATCGCTAAGATTAAGACCTATAGCTGCAATTATAACTAAAAATAGTAATGCTACACCTGATTTAATTAAAAACTTTCCTATGTCACTTTCATACCAGACCTTCTTTTTCACATCATTCTTAGGTGTTAATGCCTGTAAATTTTGTAAAAGAAGCTCTTGGGTTTTAGCCTGTTGTTCTTGTATTGCGATTACACTGTAAACCAATTTAGACAACTCCTTCAATTCGTTACTGTGGCCATTGAGCCTCCTCTCAGTTCTATCTTGCTCTTTCTTTATATTCTCATGTCTTTCATTACATAAACCTTCAGCCATAGTTGAGTACCCTTTTTCTTTCATAAGATTAGGGCTCATAAAGAGCCCCTTCAATTAATTAATAGGTTCAACAGGTAATGGGTTTCCATTGCCATCTAAACCTAATGCAGTTAGCTCTGCTAATACTGCTTCTCTTAGGTTCACAGGAACTTGTTCTATAGTTCTTCTGTGATTAACTATTAAAGCCACATATACAGCTACCATAATATCACCTCCTTACATTAAATTATTAGCTAATAAAATTTCATACATTTGGGCCATAGCATCCATGGTATTAATAAGCATTTCTCTGGTTTCCTCAAGTTCCATTTCTATAGCAGACTTGGGTAATTCTGAGACCTGCATAGGAACCTCATCAAACATAACTATATCCTCTACAGTATACACCTCATCCTTGTCAATATAATAGCTATTCAATTTAAACTTGCCAGCTATTAGAATTTGATGTAATTCAGAGTCTATCTTTATAGACTCTTTGGGTAGGTCTTTATACAATTCTAACATATCAAGGGGATAAAAACCTCCCAGTGTTTTATCTTCTCTAATTGCAGCTAAAAATGTCATTTTTTTATACCTCCTTAATATCCTATTGCAAGCCAATTAACTGTGATAGGGTTATTATTATCAGTTCTTCTAGCGTAAAGATCAAAATTAGATAT